TGGAGCAATCCGTGTTTGTACCAAACAAAATTACCTTTGTGTCGATATGCCCAATTTCCATCACGGTGCATATTACCTTCATAATACCAAATTTCCTCATCATAGAGTTCATTGATATATGCAGGTTCCGAAGTCCTATGAAGTCTACCTTCGGTATCTTTATATTGGATAAGCTTTTTATTAGAAGGATTCCAACGACTAGGAACAGTGTATCTGCCCCAATACGACCACCACCGTGGATGCTTACTGTAGCCAGTAAAGGTAGGCATCATTGGCTCTTCGAGCTCGCGCTCAAGAGTCAATTCTTCATACAGCCTATCGAGTTCATCAGGTTCGTGCATGCTTTAATATAGCACGCAACCTACTCAGTGTTCAAATTGGCTGCAGGATTCGAGAAAGGCCTCCACTCCGCCATGCAATTTAATCATCATGGCATCCATTTCCGAAAACAATATAAGCCTTTTGGCAGTAAAGTAATATGGAAATTCCAGCTTAGATAATGCCATCCTATGTCTTGCAACAATAGTCATGGACATCTCGAAACTATATGCTGTGAATACAGCCTTGCACGCAACAAATCCAGTAAGTGATAATCGTAACCCGCTTGGATTTTGAAATAGCAGCTTATTAAGACCTTCATCCAGGATTTCAACAAACTCGGGGTGGTGTTTCCTGAGTTCGGCAAAAAGCGGAATCTTAATAGGGTGCATATCCGTATTTATAACAACCATCGACCTATACCTATAAGGTTGATTATAATGAAAAAGATAATCTGATACATAATTACCTTTGGAGCATTTGTTCTACGTAAAAGATAGATTGAAGCTATATTTGATAGTAGAAACGGAATATATGCCCAACCACTAACTGGCAAATTCAATGCAAGCATCAGAGAACCGATAATTGCACCCCAGAAGGAAACTTGTTCAACTATTTTCTTAAACACTACCGAAGATCTCATTGGGAAACACATGATATTTTCGATTTTCTCTATAACCTGTATTTCCTGAGCTTGCGCGGTTGATAACATCTTGCCTGGTTTTCAAGGCATGGCAGTTATGGCACAGTGTTTGTAGATTTTCAGGATCGTCGTTGTTATGATCTCCGTCAATATGATCGACAGATAATTGACATTCATGATCAATTGTTGAAGTACATGGATTTCCAAGACGTCCGTCAATATTTTCACAATATGATTTCTTATGGTTGGTATAATGACCTGTGTTCTGGCGAGTTAATTTTTTGAAGTGCGCAGAGCAGATCCAATACCCGTTTACTTGTCTATAGCTGGGGCGACCTGAAGCAGTATGGCTCATGATATGAGCTGGTGTGCCGCAAAGGGTTCCGTTGGGCAAGACAGATTGGCATTGAGGATGAGTAGGTGATACGGCCATTTCTTAGATAAATAGTGTTATGAAACTTAAAGAAGTCATGTTAGAGCATATGGTAACACATTTGTTACAGCTCTGCAAACACGAATTGCAATTGTCCGAGCTACCCGATATTCAATTGGTTGATGAACCAACTGTAGGTGGTGGAACTTCGTTTGGTGAATTTAATGGAGCAATTCGTGTTGTTAGCGCAGGAAGACATCCTATGGATGTAATGCGTACACTGGCGCATGAGTTAGTTCACTGGAAGCAACTGACACTCGGCCAAGAAATGGATGGTAGTGACGGCAGTAAAACAGAAAATGACGCCAACGCAATTGCTGGCGTCATTATGCGAAAATTCGGACAGATGTATCCGGAATATTTCCTAGAAGTTCTTCCTTAATCTTCAGCTTCGGTGCATGGTTCACCGGTAGTCAACTTAAAGACAGCAAAATCTTCAGTCTTGAACATCTTGTTCAATCTTTCGGCAAGATTAAAGGCGTGTCCGGAATTTGAGAAACTTACCTTCTTATACTTAGGACCGGGATACGAAACTAAGTGGCTTAGAGTCCTTAGGTTGATTGGTTTACCCTGATAGAATACTGCATAGATAGCTTCAGCCTCGAGAATTTGTTCTGCCTTGTAATTCTTCGGATTTACATTTTCCAAAATAATGGTAGGTTTTGGTCTAGCCATTTTCATATTCTCCAATAAATATACACATATTTATCGAAAAACACTATTTTTAAGGATATTCAAACCCAACAAAAAAGGGGCAAATGCCCCTTAGAATGTCCCGCCATCTATTATTCGAGTTATTGGCTCAGGCTCCGGCTCGGCCTTTTGGACTATTACAGTCTTAGGCTTTTCTTCTAGCGTTTTCTCTAGCAACACAATTTCTTCCAGTAGACCGCGTGCTTCCGCAATAGTCATTCTGTATTCGGTTGTGGCCTTACTTGCATTTTTCATTCTGGCCTTAAATCTTTCGATTTGTGCCATTACATTCCCTTGAGTTTCCTCATCACAACATGCATTTCGTATTCTTGTAAAATCTTATCAGCAAGTGTGGGTTCTTCCTTGTATTTCTCTAGCTTACGCTTGACATTCTTTCTCCAGGCACCGTCTTGTCTTGTACACTGGAAGTAGATTTTTCCGTTTCTCTTGCCCCAAAAAGTTGTTCTATGCCAATAGGCTGACTCAGCATCAATAAGATAACCCCAAATACGGTCGTCACCGGATTTCGAAATGCCAGCCCATTGGACCTTAATATTCATTTCTTATTCTTTTCTTTGCGTAGCTTTGTCAACGAGGTGCGCATCTCGAGCTCGGTCTTGAACGGACCAGCGTACTCGTAGGTTTCCAGGGTTGATAGCTTGGGGCAGAAAGCAGGCATCCAGTTCTTTGGGAAATTTAGGCAATAGTATCCGGCACTGTAATAGACCTCGCTTGTTGCCTTTTTGCTAAAGAGTGGAAGTTTGTTGCCTTTTAGGATAACTTCGTTGGGGTTATCAAAATCAACAGGATAACCGTTAATGAAGTAATCTTTCTTAACTTCAGTTGTTTCTTCTGACTCGACTACATTCTGAAACACATCTTCGGCAAAGAATTTATTTACTTCTTTTCTGTTAAGGAAATTTTTCTTCTCGCCCTTAACCATCAAGACGTATTCATTTCTAACCTCAGTCAGCAGTCCAATTCGAGTCTCGTCACTGTCCCCAATTACTAGCCAGCTTGTCTCGGTGATAGGTTTTAGTTTTACGGTCATTGTTTTATAGATATGGTTATGTAATCTTTCTTAATGCATTTCTTTTCTTCGTTTTGTTGATTGTAAACAAAACCCCCTTTTGACTCGCATTCTTTTTCGTATGCGACCTGGAGTTCAACTGCCGGAATAAACACTTCAAAGATGTAGAATGCTATTCCAGTTACGGTTGCTGAGAAAAGCAATGGTTTGAATAATTCCCAATTATCGTAGATATCCTCACGCTTCGTCATTGTATTTAGCCTTCAGCATTGGCATAAAAGCGCCCGAGTTATCACCGATTCGCTTCAATGCCCACTTGCCGCAGAACTTCATAAAACCAACACCAATCTCCACGGACGGGACATTCTTACGCTCGATCTCTTCTGCGATGATACGTAGGCATTCAGCCTTAACATCATCGGGGATTTGTGACAAGTCGATAAGTTTCCTATTCAGTTCATAGGATTCCTTAACACGTTGTTCCTTCTCATTGTGGTCCATCCACTTTTGAAGCATGAAGTTATTCCACTTATAACCTTTGTTATTGCGGTCTTCGTATGCTTCGCGGATTCCAACCTGTGTCTTAGTGCCCTTTTCACGCACGCCTGGATACGCACTGAAAATGTTATCAGTCTTATCTCCGCGGATGCACTTCATGAATAGTACATATTCATACCAGTCTTCGGCTGGTTTGAAGTCGGGATTCTGTTTACCTGCCTTGATTTTGCAGTCAACAATAGAGAATTCCAGTCTATTACCCTTTTCGTCAAAGACACCGTCACGCTTGATAAGGATATCTTTTACAGGGTCAAAGATGGTAACGTTGGGATGGCGCAAGAGCTGGAAGAAGTCCGAGTCCGAGCTGATAAGCACATGGTTATCATCCGGGTGTGCCTCAATAAAGACGGCAATCATGTCATCGGCTTCAGCGCCGGGGTTTTGCAGTACCGTGGTATTGGTTTTCTTATCAAGGTACTCGACGAAGTCATCAAACGCCTCTTGCAGGAGAGAATGATCTTCTTGCTCCTTCGGCGTCAGCTGAGCAAAGGCTACCTTACGGTTGGCCTTGTAGTCAGGATAGATAGCCTTACGCCATGAGCGACCTTCCAAGTAGAACACCACATGGGTTCCACCCCACATTGTGTACTCCTTCTTCATAGAGTTCATGATCATGTGCAGCGCCATGCCGATCATGTTATCGACACCCAACGCTGGGTTAGTCATGCGGGCTTGGCGATAGAAAAGATTTTGCCCGTCTGTATGGATAAAGGTATGCATGCTTAAATTATAGCAGGAAGTTGACTGTGCGTCAACAGAAGCTTAGAAATGATCTTCCCAAGATGGACAGTCGCGCTCGTTAATGTACGTAATGGCCATAACGATCGCGATATCCAGCTTATCATCCCTGAAGACCTTGTGGTCATCGGGCAAAGTGATAGTCCAGGGTCCCTTGTAGTGTTGGTAATACTTCTTATCTCGAAAGGATTCCAACACCTTGAGATCGGTTTTCATATGAGGAGGATGAAGCTCCCACGATGTTACTCCGTTACAGAGGATGCTAGACTCGTAACACCCGGATGGATGCCTCTTCAACTCATAGGTATTCATTTGTTCTTCCGACGGTCAACGAGTTCCAAAAGCTTCTTGTACTCCTCTGGATGCGAACGCCAATAGAGCCCATGTGCGCTTTGTGGATAATCCACGTATTTCAGGAAAAGGCGCCTACCGCGCTCTTCACCAAGGATTTCACGATGCTGGATACATCCAGGTGTCGGATAGTATTTCCAATGTGCTTTCTCAAAAGGTTTCCATTTACCGTGGATCTTCTGAAAGTATTTACCCCACCAGCGTGCCATTAACGATATCCTTTTCTATCTTTGTCTAGGGTTTCGGGTCCTGAGTGCCAACGCTTAAAGGTTTCCAAATTGGCTTCCGAATCCGATGTAAAGTTACCAGTACCGTCGAATTCTTCCAATGCAACATTTCGGCAGAGCTCCATAAACCACATGTTAACGGTTGCCTCTGGATTGATAGCATTGTAGCCTTCAGCCTTCAGCTTCTCTACAAAGAACTCATTCCAGTCTAGCTCGAAGCTACCCTCAAGTGATGTGCCTTTGGTAAAGTCCATGTTGATTACGGTAACCCACGGCTCACCCTTTAGTGTAGCCAGACGCTTGCTATAGTCAAGTTCTCCAACCTTACCTTCCTTCTTGTCCTGTTCCAACTCAGCAATAGCCCTCTGCTTATCATCCTTGATTTGAGTGATAAGCATACGGTCGTACATAGTTGGTTCCATCTTACCATGCTTAACTTGAATATCCCACATCTTGCGTTGCCACTCGTCGAAGTCCATATCATCCTTCTTGAGCTCATGCAAACGAACTTCGAGTTCATACCCTTCTAGTTCATATTCAGCTTTTGCAATTTCTCTTGTCTTACCCTTCAATCCCCAATGCCCGGGCAATGAGCCAAATGGTAGCTTAAACATAATCGTCTCCGTGTTTCAATTTAAAGGCAAGTGCATCCTCCTGAGATTCGAAAACTATTACGACAATCGACTTTCCATTTTCGTATATAACATCTATCTCAGATCCCTGCCATGCTTCAGTAATCTGGTTTAATTTTTTCAGACTCGTAGTTAGGCCGTTTAATTTGGTTCGAATAACTCGGCCAGAAAATTCTGCAGGAATATTCATTCTACTCCCCATTTTAGTCTAAACATCGTAGCTGCCTCTTCGGTATCGAAGCACCAGTAGAAGTTTAGACCTCCCCAATATTTAGTACCGTTATAATCATTCGGTATCTGTTGCAAGTCGTATTCACCAAAATTTATGCCTTGTGTCTCTAGCCAAGCTTTCTTACTTTCGTGTACGATTCTACTCTCGCTACAGGAAATTACTTTATATTCGAACTGTTTGTTGCCCATCTTAGCTTGAATGCCAATGCATCCTGTGAAGATTCAAAGTACCATTCCTCTGCCCACGGACCACTATAGAAACGTGTTCTACCTTCCTGCTGCTGGCACCAACGCTTTGCCTGCGCAAAAGGAACTCGGCAGGTCACTTTTGTCCAGTGCTGCCGTGAATCCTTTTGTTTGTTCCAATATCTCATGCCAGGCTTGCGTATAAGTGCATCTGCAGGTTGAGTCTTAGTCCGTTTTGAATAGCGTACCTTGCGGTGTATTCATGATTATCTTGATTTGCTTTTAGGTTCAGCAGACCTGGCTCCCAAAAGCTGATAACTTCATCAACTGTGGAACGTTCTTCAAGTGTAATATTGCCTTGCTTTTCTGAACGCAACAGTTTAATCTTCTGTGGAAAATCATTATACACGTTCATTGGGCTAACGTAGATTTCCTTCTTAGGGTTAGTACGCTTCCATTCAAGGGCCCAGTCGGGAATAGTGTGATACGGATTACCTTCTTCCGCAGTCATAACAAATTTCAAACAATCAGCACGTTCAAGGATAGTCTTTGAGGGTGCAAGATACTTTACTGCAACACCATTCTTTTCTAGGCACTTCGGACTGCAAACAAGTGTAACACCTTCCGGAACCACTGTATCAAGTACACCGTTGCTTTCAACTTGTACAGCACCGAAATGATTCAATTGTCTTTGCATGAATGCACTGATGTTATCTTGCAACAGTGGCTCGCCTCCAGTCATAACAAGTACCACACCGGGATAGTTATTGAAACCGTTGACTGCCCATGTAGGTGCAGACTCTCCCTTGTCATTCCAGAAGCTACAAATTGTTTCGTAAATTCTACTTTCAATTTGGGTAGTATTTAGCCAGTCCCCGTCGTCGAAGAAAGTGTCGCAGAAACTGCAATCAAGATTGCATTTTGCCAATCTAATGAACAATGCAACCTTACCTGCATGCGGTCCTTCGCCTTGCAGCGTGAAGAACATGCTTGTTACAAACAAGCTATCGGGTGGCGCCTCTTTAAAATACTTCTTGCCTACAATTTCATTAGTTCCGAACATTTGTTATTCCTCTATTGTACTTCCGCAATCAATTCGCCAGGGGCACCTCATCAGCATATTTGTCGAACAATCATCTTCGCCCCAACAAGGCGGAGAAAGGTGCCCGCGCCTTAATTTAATAAGAACATGAACACCTTTTTGCTCTTCTGTCTTACCGGCGTTGCCTAGTCGTGCTTCCTCATCAAGTAAATCTTGTATAGTTGGTGCTTTAGAACTCATCCGATCCGCCTTTTAGCTTCTCTATAATTTTAGAGGATTCTAAAAGGTAAGTCAAGTCATCTGCCGAAAGGGGACCTTTTTCTTTTGCAATATTGATCAATGTTTCAAAAACACTGTCTCGCATGCGTAGCTTTACACCCTTTGAAATTCCTGCCTTTAGTTCTGCACTATAGGTTAGAGATTTACCGAATGCTTCTGCTGCTGCATCAACATCAATACCGTTTGCCCATGTTACTGAACCATCTCGGTTGAGCCTAACAATTTCTTGTCCATTATTTTGCAAAGAAATAATGTTGGTAGGCTGCTGCATTGTAAATGTAAATGTAGGTGTAGGAATGTTAATAGCACCTGCATATCCTGCGCCAGCGGCGCCACCACCAGCAATGGTAATGTTGCCATATGAATAATTGGCTGTAGGTACAGCATATGTTGTACCTACTGTTGTGACAGTATTCACTACTGAGGCACCGGAGGCACCTGTTGTAACAGTCGAAGATTGCCCTGCTGCGGTAGCGGTATTTGCGGCAGTTGTGTTAGACAATTTTCTCTTCCTTAGAAATCTCTTGAACATTTGCTTCTCCCCAAGTATGCATATATCTTGCAAGGCGTTGCATTTTATTCTGCCTTGCTGCTTCGATACCTTCGGCTGTTACGCCAAGTCCGGATCCCTTGAGAAGGTCGACAAGAGCGAGAACATCGCCTAGCTCCATTTCTAGGCTTTCCCTGTTGGTAAGTGTTGTATTTAGCGGCCTGCCTACTACCCCGAATCTTTTGATTTTAGATGCTGCCTGAATTACTTCTGCGCATTCTTCCTGCAGAATGTTCAGACATTCTTCTTGATGGTCATTTACTTGTTTCAAATTTGTTCTCCCAATTCCAGGCATGTCTGATAGTGTCCTGGATCGTATATTTAGGCGACCAGCCAAGGACTTCGCGTGCCTTTGTGATATCGGCAATAAGCATCGCAGGATCACCTGCACGGCGTGGGCCAAATTCAAATACAGGTTCGCGCCCTACCACTTCTGTTGCATGCTTAACCAGTTCAAGAACACTAACGCCGTTGTTTCCGCCACCAGCATTAATAGTTTCGCTCTTGCCGCCGGCATTTAGATAATCAATAGCCGGTAGGTGTGCCACTGCAAGATCTTTCACATGCACATAATCTCTTACACAGGTGCCGTCCTTGGTAGGATAATCTGAACCAAAGATTGTGAACTTCTCACCCTTCATAATCTTATTGCAAAGAATAGGAATAACATGGGTAGCAGGTCGTTGAACATAACCGTATCTGCATTCTGGGTCGGCGCCGCCGGCATTGAAGTAACGAAAGTTAATGTAATTCAGACCGTATGCTTTGGCATAATCTCTGATTAGCAGTTCTCCCGTAACCTTAGTCGATGCGTAAGGATTTTCAGGGTCGAAATATAATCCCTCTCTGAGTGCGCCATCCTGGCCTTGGCGACCATACGTATTACCACTTGAACTAAAAACAATGTTCTTGATCTTACGTGCGACCATAATGTCAAGCATTGTCTTCATTTTTGTCACGTTATTTGTGTAATACTTCATCGGCTCAGAGACACTACGCTCAACTTCGTGATCGGCTGCTAAATGAACAATTGTGTCAAATGTTTCGTCATCGTAACTTGCAATGTAGTCGAGATAATCTTCAACTACATAGATTCCCGGCATATGATTGCGTGCCTTTTCTCTGTCAACGATGGTAATGTTATGACCGGCGTTGAATAGTTCCCAGGCAACGTTTGTTCCTACAAAACCACCACCACCTGTAATTAGAATTTTACTCATCTTTATTTAATGCTCCATCGTTTACTAATTTTTCAATTAGCTTATAATGTTCGTATGCTTCTTGTAATGCAGGAAATCTTTTCTGTAGATTTTCGTTGGGTTGTAAAATTGCAAGACGTTCTTCAATTTTCGTTAAACGCTCGTTTAATTTTTGAAAATCTTTATTGTTTGGAAGATCTAGTTCAAGAGTATTCCAAGAGGCATTGCTGTTTACAAGAAGTCCAGCACCTGCTGTATAAATGTCGGTGTATGGATAATCACCCGTTGGTAATGTTGCCGCCATATTTAATCCTAAAAACTATTGCATCATCTGTGCTATCAAAGGCAAAAAAAGCCCTGTTGTCTCCAACAGGACTTACTACCCAGGTATTATTAACTTTCTGAGAACATAGAATTTTCACCTGCACACGCTTGTTCGAATTATTATTAATCCAATCAAGTGCTAATAGATATTCTTCGTCGATGTCGTATTCTAGTAGCACTTTATATGGTTTATCAAAACAATTCTCAACAAGGAGCATCTCAGGTTTTTCGCATGTCGACGATTCCGTCGAATGTGTCTTGTTCGTTTTGAGCAATAAACGAAAGAGTTGCCCCATTTTCCCCATCTTCACTTACCTCCACCTGAATGGAGCGACCTGGATACTTATTGGAAATATATCCAATGAGGTCTTCGGCAAGCATTTCGCAGCTCTTGAAATCCATTTGCAGAGTATTATTGCCATAGAGTCCTTCCAATTCGCGCTTGAATAGGATAAACTCAATGTCTCTGTCATTATGAAAAACATCAATTGTAACTCTGAAATGAAAAATATGCCTATGCGGGTTTCCGAGAAAACTTACATCAGCAAGTTTAGGATCGGTTGCCGCAGCAGGATACTTGTGAATACCTTCCTTCTGAAAGGTAACAAAAATAGTCCTGAATGTAATCATTTCTTCTTACCTTTCTTTTCGGTTGTCGTAGCACCAGCTTCTGCATATGCTTCAGCAGCCTGTGTAGGTGTTGTGGTGCTTGCAGCAAGAACCTTTTCGACTTCGGGAGTAATCTTCGGTTCTGGATCAAGTCCCAAATCCTGTGGATTCATCGAAACACCTGCATCTGCTGTGCCAGCTTCGGGCTTTAGGCCTTCTTCCATAACTGATTGCGGTGCTGTCACCGGAACCTTAACCGGGAGAATTTCTGCTGGGCCAGCAAGAGGTGCAAGAACTTCATCTGTAGAGTAGTCATTCCAGTCTGTGAAACGATTGCTATCAGTAACTTCATGGAAGTGCAAACACCAAACGCCCGGATTTGTAGCCTTGAAGTCTACATCGTCAATCTTGATTGTAAGATTTGGGCTTGATGTTTGAACCTTAGGAATTCTAACGCCAAGCAATGGAACGAATGTTCTGCATTGCCATACGCCTGGATTCAGCATCTTTAGAACATCATTATGTTCGTGTGCCTGATAATCAAGTGTGACCCATAGTCCTCTATCAAGAAGTGCTGTAATAACCTGATCCCAATATGGATCTTGAGATGCTGCACTAAAAGAATGATTTGCACCCATGAATACGTGCGGAGTCTTGTACTCCTTTGCCATTCTCAGAATTTGATCTAGCTTTTGCTTTCCAACTACAAAAAGTGTACGTTTGGAATAAGCTGGCGTATGTTCAACTTCGGGGCCGATAAAGAAATCAGCTGCCTCATGTCCTTGTCTGTTCATAATTTTTCCTTTTAGTATTTTGCCTTAGCGACATGCTTACGATAATCGTCACCATTACGGGCCCATTGTTCGCCGCCGCCCTCAAGGATATCGATTGTACGGTCAATTGTACCGTTTTGCCAATCGCTCACTGCACCAGTTTGGTATGCCTCGGGTACGCTTACCATAGAAAGCAAACGACTCTCAGCATCTTCAAGGCTCCACGGAATGTACATATTCTTTGCATTATTAGCAAACACTTCCGGGAAGCTACGATATGCAGGATAAAGGGTCAGGGTGCCGAATGTATCAGCTTCGCTAACAGTATTACTTACCCAGTCTTGCAACGCACAGTTGAATAAAACGGTACTATCTGCAAGCAATTCGTAATAATCGTTCTTCTTTAAGCCAGTGTAAACCTTAAAATTAACGTTTTCATCAGCTTGCAATTTCATTGCACGGTCAACCAATTCTTGGTTATTGCTCTTCAATTCAGGGTGACCACAGAACACTGCAAACTCAACTCTAGGGCTATGCTTTGCGAATCTCTCTGCAAGATCCATGTAAAAGTGAGGTTGTTTTTCATCGTCCCAGCGTGCTGCAAAGCCTACGCGGCACTTACGCTCTGTAATTGGTTTTACGTTAGGAACACGGCTGCGAACCTCATCCTTACCAAATGGCAAACCTGTTACGTAAATAGGAGCCTTCATGCCTGCAATACGCAGATGTGCTACCATTTCTTCACTAGCTACAAGAATGCCATCGACAAATTCATCAACCATTTGCTCGAACTTACGCATCCAATGTGCCATACCTTCACGATTTACAAAGTCGTCTGGGTCAATAGTTTGTGCCAGGCAACGAACATAAACCTTAGGCCTGTACTTAGCAGGTACCTGATCGAGTATGTAAGGCAGACTTTCGATCCCCGGTGTGAACATATCTTCGTAGAAGATAACGTCTTCGTTTGTAACCTTGCCTTCTTTCATTAGCTTGATAAGATTTGCTGTCTGCATCAAACTATAGTAGGTGCGTCCGTGTGCATCAAGCACGCTACCTGTCACAATCTTCTTATCTGTGGAAAGCTCTGAACCTGTAATGCATTGATAATCAATGCCCCTAAGCTTGAATACACGTTCATTCCAATCTTGCAATTGAAGTGTGTATCTTGCCTCGTAGGACTCGAGTCCCATGTAATATAGTTTTCTCATTGTTTTAGCTCCGGGAATTGTTCTGTAAGCTTATTTAGATAGTCATCTCTAACTTGCCTAATAATTTCGGCGTCGATTTCATCGGCAATTGCTTGTGCTGCAATCTTAGCTATAGCTTCTTCTAAATCTTTCATGAACTGAGCTTCACGCTCAGCATCAGTACGCTTGAGTTTTTCAATGATGAGGTCAGCTTCCTCATCTTTAGTTAAGAGTTTCTTAGACACGTAGAATATACGCTAAAGCGTCGGGTCCGTCAAGCCTTACCACGTTAGCAGGATAGGCCATGAATTTTTGTTTGTATTTGTCGCCAGATTTATGTTCAACAAGGTGCAGCATTTTGTTTGTAATCTTTTCAATTTTACAAACTAACAAATCGTTACTTCTTGCGGCAGCGACATAGCAACCCAGGTCGAGGGGTTGTCCTAGAATATCTACTTTCTGTTCAATTTCCTTTGCCATAGTTTATTCTCCTTATATAATCGTCTAGCTGGTGCGGAAGAATTGATGCTTCTTCGGTATCCTGTAATTCAAGAACATGTTTTTCAAGTACAGATCTTGTAACTTCTCGACCGTCAATAATTTGTTCACCGATATGTTTCTGTGTAATTTCACTAAATTCATCATCGGGATGACCGGAATCCTTCATTGTAACTTCGTCATAGGCGTGTTCGAGACTTTCAGCCTCAATTACATAACGCATTCTAAATGAAGAAATAGTATCAACGATAAAAAGGCGCTTTTTTGCCATCTTCAAACCACGCGAGTTTATTTCGTGTCTTTTCCTGTTCAGCCCATTCGTATTCTTGATCTACTCGCTTTTGTAGATAATTACGAATGGTGGAACGCTCATTCCAGATAAAGCTCTCAAATCTATGAAGCCCATTGCAAGGACAACCAACGACAAAATTGATGCCATTGAGTTGCTTACCTAGAATGCTATCTGTGTCGTAATGAAGAACTACCCCTTTAGGGTTATCCTTAAACTCTTGTTCGCAATGTTTGCGCCATTCTGCTTCATCGTCCTCTGTTCCGTAGTCTGGAGGATCGTAGTCAGTTTCGGGACACATATGCTCTCTACCGCACCATCCGCATTCCATATATGCAGAACCGACTCCAAAATCAATGGAGTCAACAAACATGTCTGATGGTGCTTTTTCGTCGGTACGGTAATCTTTGCTCATAGTTCAAACTTCTGTGCTTCTTCGCGGCTCATTTTAAAACCGGATGCATGTTCGTGACCACCGCCCCCGAACTTAACTGCAATTTCGCCAACATGCAGGCCGTCCTCGGCGGATCTTAGCCCGAACTCGCGGCCCTCAGGTTTGTCGTAGTAATACGCTGCAAAAGGTTCATTTTTAGCCAGTGCGTGGCAAATATCCGAACCGTACTGATATGGCACATTTGCGACAGGTACATTATATCCTGCAATGTTCATTCTTCTAACTACCACACCGAGTAGTTCTTTAACATCCTTGGCCATTCTGCGCTCAATAGCACTTCCTTCACGGATTTGCTCATCAAGGCTTTGATTCATTAGGAAATCCCAATTTTCAAATGTGTATTCGTAGCTGAATACATTGGCCTGAATTTCTCGTGTTCCAGGTAGTAAGAATTTCCAACGATCTCTATCGTCGATGTGTTTGATGAATTGCGGTACTTCGATCTCAGGGAAGAAATATTTCCAAGCAAGCATTGCACCGCTTTCAGTATTTTCCGGGCTGTAGAATTTTTCGAAGTTTGGAGGATCAAAACCTTCAAGGTCGTTGATTGCCGTTGTGTGATGATCGATGTGGATAATCTTAAATGCTTTCTTAGCAAGTTCCTCCATTACAGGACGCTTATAGCTAAAGTCTACCATGTAGACTACTTTTCCTGTAACATCCGGTGGAGGTGTTTGGTAAAAACCTGGAATAAAAACGCAATTAGGGTGAACTTTCTTTACTACCCATGCTGCTGTGAATCCATCGGAGCAATTACCGTGATAAATGCAAATCTTTTCTATACTCATCTCTGTCTTACTTTCTTACGTCTTCTTATTTTATGCCTGATTACCGTCGGTTTACGACGCTTCGGCTTAGAGTAATACTCCGGACTCTGAACCGAAAAGACTGAATGGGCGCAAATGAGCCCATTCAACATACCGTGCATATAGTTTGTTTCCGGGTACCCAGCTATTACACACTCTTTTTGTGTGGAGATCAAGCTTTCTAGCTGGGATAACCGGCGTTGCTTATCTTCATTCATCGATCTTAATTTTGTCCTCGTTATCGAGGCTCGCCATCTCCTGAACATCCACCTTCTTCTTAGAGTCAGGAATAGCACTGTGATCAAACAGTGTATCATCGTTGAATCTATCAGGTGTCTTGTTTTCCTTGAATGAAATTTCATGCAATCTGTCGTCGTAATCCTTCAACAGTTGATATGCACCGTCTCTGTCACGGCTAAACAATTCTTCGACAAACGCATTAAAGAATAGGATGCTGTTAGGTACAAATTCACTAATTGGCTTCTTGTGTTTCTTGAACCAATCTGTGTAATGAATCTGACGTGTTGCATATTCAATGTCTGCAAGTCTATTAATTTCCTGAACTGCCTGAATATGGTTGTACACGTTATGAGCCATAACGATTGCATAGGTTGTAGTATCCCAGCTGGTCTTGCCTTCTTTACCTTGCTTGTTTAAGTCACCCGGGCCCATTACACAAATATCACCCACTGTGCAACGTTCCATGATTGGGCCCTGGAATGGCATCGCTAGCTTACTTCCCTTGAGGTTCTTATCATCAAGGCCACGACCCATTGAATAAGTTAGCTGATTAGGAGTAAAGTAGTTGTAATTATACGAAAGGGCATATCCACCTGCTGCAACAAAAGGTGATGCAGCGTCGAAGCTGATATTGATGTTAGGATTATATTTCTTAAGTTGACGTTCAATAGAAGTCAGATAACATGCCCAATCAAGCCTACCAATACCTAGAAAGTGAATCCAGTCTTTTCCTTCGAGTAGTCCATCTTCACGCAAGTCAATGAGACGTTCAAGAGCTGTTTTCATATCGCGCATATTCACACCCGCGAATGCCCAACCCTCAAGTGTCCTGTCCTTAGTATAACCCATCTTCTCAACTTCGGACGGAATGCTATAACCCTTAACACCTTCGTACCAGGTCTTTGAGTTTTCATTAGAGCTACCCGACAGAACGTTAAGGAATTTTGTTGCACCGGGAACTCTGTTCTTCATAAAGTAGTTCAGATTGTAAATCGAAACATCTAAACAATCTTCAAACTTTGTCAGACCAGTCTTTTCGCTAAGTGGCGGCAATGCTGCAAAAGCAGGAACGTCAAGTGTCATTGACCAATCCGCTGTGAACTCAAGATAACGAAGAATTTCTTCGCGTAGTTTATCCCCGTCGGGTGTCTTAACGGTTGCCCAATCCATCTTGATAACACCGGTGGCAATCTGGAATCCACCCGAGTCGCCGATGATAACAGTATCATCGTGTCTACGGTGAATCATTGGTTCTCTAGCAACACATTTTTCAAGATTTCTCTCAGCGTGTCCTGCAGAATACAATCCATACTTGTAATGGAAATAGCTGACATCCGGATCAAGAAAATTTAGACCCTGTAGCCCAAATTCGAACTTTTTCGGCCAACGAGACTCGGGTACAAATTCTGGATCTGCAAGATCTTTTCCAAGATGTGTTGCATAGAATCCGCTAATTGCAGGAAGATATTTAGCCCATCCGCCTGCGTCGTGTCTTTCAGTGAAATTTACTCTATATGTCATGATCCGTAATTCAGTTCAAATTCAAATTCTTCTACAGTCCAGCCCGCACCTGTAACCATACCGTAATGCAGTTTACTAAGTTTTGTCTCGAAGGTCATTGCATTCGTAATAAAAGGGTAATTACCCGCTTCATACAATTTCTTCTTCAACTTCTCAAATGGCATCTTTCTTAGATGATCAAAGAGATCATCTTCGGTATATTTAGGCGACATAGGTAGGTGGAAGGTTAATTTTTCGTAACATTTCCCTAGCAAATTCAGGATCGTTCCTTATCTTTTCCTTCATCTCGTCCATAAATGGTTGCATTTCCGGATCAGATAAGCGAACAGGTTGTCCACTAGGCCAGAAACCGCCATTTTTCATAGCAGCATCTAGATCTCGCCAGGTATGATAATCAGGATATTTCAGAGCGTAAAACGACTCATCAATATCCTTCTTTTTCTTACTCATTAAGCCTTGCTGGCTGGCAGAATGAATTGATACTTGCAGGTACCACTGTCAACGTCAATCTTCAATGCACCCATATCAGAGAAATGCATTGTAACATCTTCATTGTCGTTGAGCTTCAGAATGCTCAGTACCTGTGTTAGTGGCCACGACCACTGGTGCTTCAGCGAACCTGTAATTCCTGTTGCGAAAGGAACTGTGGTACGATCTGTGGGACCCGAACCAATTGCGAAGTTCAGCGTATCCTTATCTGTGGAAACAGTAAAACGCTTTTCCATGCCACCAAGAATACCCTGATAGGCACTTAGTCTATCAATCTTCTTCTTTTCTGGCTTGAGTGTAACGTTCCATACTGCACCCTTAAATGGCGGAACCTTAATCTGTTCGTTAGCCATCGCTTCGCTCATGAAACGATATGCGGCCACTTCGCCTTCTCCGTTATCAAACTTCAATTCTGTGGGTACAGAACCTGCACCACGAACTTCGTTAATAACACTTACAGTTGATTTATCGTGCAGGTCAATAAAACCCTTCAACTGCGCCAAACGAGACAAACCAACGGTGGTTTCGATGTCTTTAATTGGCTGATACATGTCACCGTAGATAACCACGGTCTTATCTGCGTCAATGGCTTCGATTTTGGCTTCTGTAGCGGTGCCAACAACCTTAACCATCTCAATGAAGCCCAACTGATGTGTGTGCTTCACAATATCCTTAAATTGATCCAATAGCATACTTTGATCCTCCTTTGATCAGTATAGTGTGTTTCGTTTTGAATGTCAACTTAGAGTGCGCTGAAATCAAATAGCGTCTCAAGGTGTGCATGTTCTTTGTTGGTTCTGCTCAGATCCCATTTTAGAACACCAAGTAAGTTCTCAACTTTCTTATCAACAATACCCGACATCATGTCATCACTGTCGAACGGAAGATTTAAGAACCAATCCGGTAGGTGAACTTCATCAACAGGGTAAGCAATACTTGTAAGGAAGTTATCGGCACTTTCCTTCAACTTACATACAATTATCTTTTGACCGTCAACGATGCGCATTGCATGCTGATCTTGATGAATTTCTTTAAGTCTATTCCATGCCAAACTTGCACGAACGTGACCCGGCATAGTTACACCACCAGTTGCCTCACCCTTAGCCTTCTTAGCTGCATGCAGTTCTTCTTTCTCTCGATAGAATGTCAGCTTGTTAACCGCACGTGGCGTACCTTGTTGCCAAGGCTTCAAGTTTTCAAACTTTTCCTTGAATGCACGAATCTTATCAATAACTGCATTTTCGCCTTTACCAGTTAATGTATCAAGCAAAATTTCAGACAAGAATTCTTGTACAAACTTAGGTGTGTCTGCACGCTTCAAATCAAGACCCATAGCCTTAACCTTACCGGGCTTACCACCAACATCAAGTCTAATTCCGTCCTTATCGTACATCAAGCACGCATAACGCTTCTTAACAATCCAGATTCCAGATTCTGAAACAGTTTCACGCGAGCTTGCAATAACGCCAGTTGAACGCTCGGTTGGTACATTTAGCTTACCCTTCAAGAATGGCGGAAATGTTGCCGAAACTGCCTTGGCCAAATCGTTGTACAAATCAACAATCGATTCCTTTGTCCAAATGATATCTCCGCGCTCAATTTCTTCTTTCAAAATAGGCCAAGCTGAGAAATAGCACGAGTCAGTATCACCGTACACAATAGACTTACCGTAATGATCATATTCGCCTGCAATCATTAGGTTAGTTTGGCTTGCCATGTGTCTGGTAATTGTTCTACCACTCAGCGTAGTAGATTGTCCAAGACGCTGATCGAAGAATCGGCTACCTGCGTTCAAAAGAGCTCCATATGCAGAGTTCAAGTTAATCTTCTTAACCAGCTGACGCTTATCCCAATATCCGATAATGCGCTTTAGATCCTTCTGCTCCCTGTGGATCGCCTTTCCGTCCTTAACAGTCAGGTTGTGCTGATTCATGTACTGAACGACACGCTTTTTGTGCCCTTCTGCAATGAGTTCTTTAAGCTTTTTCGGCTTATATGCCTCTTGCTCAGAGTAGGGATTTGCTTTGATCTCTGCGTCGCTAATGTCCGCAATGGTAAAGAGCTCTTCCGGTACCTTAACACCTTCAATCTTAGGGTTGTCTTCGATATCCTGATAATTTGTCATGATACCTTGAAGTGTCTTACGCTCACTGTACCAGCGAGTTAGCAGGCCCGGAATTACACCATCAATGTCGGTTCTAAAAATAGTACCGTTGGCGCTAATACACCAAGGTTGGCCACTTTCAAAAATCAAGTCATGCAGTTCTTTACCAGTAATTTCAAAGCTCTGTCCGTCTTCCATATCGAGTGTTAGCTTAGTGCCAATATCTTCGTTATAGAAGTCTTCCATTTCAAGAACATTGAACCTGTCGTTCCACCAAGAAGCGAATGTGTATTTGCCACCCTTCGATTCCCACAGTGCAATTTCCGAATTTGTGCGGTCAAGTCTAATCTGCCCCACAATTGTTTCTGGACTCATATTAAATGCACGGATAACGGAAGGATACAGCGACTTCATGTCAGTAGATGCAATCCACTTATGGAATCCCTTCTTAGGGTTAGCGACCCAACCGCCGGCGGCTCGTGTAGCTGTTTCGTCCTTGTCGTGCTTCTTGTCCGGACATACCATGTTGCGGTTATGTGCTTCCATCAGAACAGCCTGGTCGGTAACTGCAACCGCACCCATTGTTGTTTGAATTAGAACACAGTTAGCATGTGCAATGGAATTTGCCAAATCGATAAACTGTAGCTTCTTATCTAGCTTATCAAGAAGTCGTGTATCCTGAATGTTATATTCTAGGAACTTCTTGAAGTCATCGTTGTACAATTCATCAAGTGTGCCTTCGTATGCAACCTTTGTTTCGCCGAGTTCAATGTCAGCAATAGCATTCAGTGCATAAGAATGGCGTTCTTCGTAATTGTACTTCTTATACAATTGTAGATAATCAACGTGAACACGACCAATCAAGTCGTATGTGGGTTGTGTCTTACCGCCGCGTTCAAATTCTCTAACCTTGGGTTCAGCATCCCACAGGCAGAGTTTTCTAGCTTCGTGTCTTCCCAATACTTTCTTGATTCTATTTACAACATACGGAATATCGTATGCTTCACTGTTCCAGCCACTCAGGACATCTGCATCCTCAATAACATCCATGAATGCCTGTAGCATTTCGGATTCTTTCTGGAACAGAACAACATTACCAACTTGTTCTGCGATTTCGGAAGCTTCGTCCCATGTTAGTGTCTCTGGGGGAACCGCAAGACAGATAATTTCGTCAATCCATTGCAAGTGAATAGAAATAGACGTAATGTAATTGTCTGCATCGGCCGCTTCACTCCAACCCGATTCCTTGTCGAAGCTTGTTTCAATATCGAAGAACGCAACGTGCAAACCTGGCGCGTCGATATGTTGGTAATTTTGTTCTAAACAACGAAAAATGGGATCAACATCTGTCTCCCATTTTTTCACATTAGAACTTAGCGTCTTGATTAGTTTTTGCTTTTCAGCATAGGAGCGCGGTGCAATTTTCTTGACTGCGTCTCCATAGATTGATTTGTTGGTGCCTTTGGGGTCGTTAATAAAGAAATGATAATCAGGCTGATATTCACGGTAAACACGCTTACCGTTTACACGTTCTACAACCTTGATTGTTTCCTGATCACCGCCCCGCTTGAATAGAGCGTCTACGTACATTAACCTAGTCCTGCTGCCTTATACAGTTCTTCAAGAGTTTCATGATCTTCTCTTCGATCATTCATCTTATTCTTTTGGACGTCCTTGATAAGCCTATTGATGATAGCTGGCTTAACTTCAAGTTCTTCGGCCACTGCTTTTACAGTTTCGCTTAGACCTTGTTTTAGGTCTTCGCATTCTTGCATTACCGAAACACCGTCTTTAACCAGTTGCTTCAGTCTTGCTACGTTTTCAGGTGATAATTTAGCCATGTGACTCCTCAAACTCTTGTGTTTTTACTTAGCATTAGCGAATTGTAATGCCAGCGTTTTGTGGCGTCAAGAATTTCAGTTACACTTGCAGCCGAGTGTAGACGATTTATTTCTGTAATCGTCAATAGCTGCCTTGATAGCATCTTCGGCTAGGATAGAGCAGTGAATTTTTACAGGAGGTAGTGCAAGTTCTTCTGCAATGTGAGTATTCTTAATGCTTCCTGCTTCGTCAAGTGTCTTGCCCTTAACCCATTCTGTAACAAGAGAACTAGATGCAATTGCTGATCCGCAACCATAGGTTTTGAATTTTGCATCTTCGATAAGCCCGGTATCTTCGTTTACCTTAATCTGTAATTTCATTACATCACCGCAGGCAGGGGCGCCGACCATACCGGTTCCTACAGAGGGATCATCCTTATCTAGTGATCCGACATTTCTTGGGTTTTCGTAGTGATCAATAACTTTTTGGCTGTATGACATTATTCAAATCTTCCATAAGCATTACCTGTAATAGGGTCGTTGGAGCCCTTATACATGTGTGGGTCATATCCGTGAATTGGAGATAGGAGCCCTTCGCGTCTCTTATAATTATGAAGGTCTGTGCCGACAAAACGGTATTTTTGATCTGGCATCACTCTATCAATCCATTCAGCAATAATAGGACGAACGTCCATATCTGGTTTTGTATCTTCAAGTGACAAAAGTTGGTCATTCAGTTCATCATCGTTAATGATTTCCTGAATATAGATAGGTGCAATAGCCGCCGGAATTGGTCTTTCAAGCAATTCTTTAAGAAGGTCAAAATCTTCTGTCGATACAGGTAATTTATGTACCGCCTCAGCTACAGCATGAAATTTAGGCAACAAAGACTTCATTTCATGATAATCATCTCTAAGCCTTGCCTTTAGAAATTCTCTTCCTGCAGGGCTTGTATTAGGATCCATAATTTTATCGACGTAGGTATCGATGCGTTGTTTCAAAGCATCAATTTGACGCACAGTTTTCGACCCTAAGGCACGATCTGCTGCTCCACGTGGTAATAAGATTTCGACTACTCTCATGACTATATTTATCAAGAGAAAAGGGCCTTTTGGCCCTTAACTTGGAGTGAACTTGCTTTATAGGCTAAATTCTTTTTCTACGCTTGCAGGAACGAAGTCAAAGTCAAATTCCTTGCTTGCTTCAATAGCAAACGGAAGCATGAATACCGAACCTGGCATAGCCATGAATGCTGCAAAACGGGCAGAAACTAACAATTCCTGGGCCTTCTTATTTGCAGAAACAATTTCGTTGATGCTTGCGTCGCCACGTTGAGCCTTATTGTAAGTTGCAACAACGGTCTTAGCATTTTCTTGCTCGACTTCAATAACCTTCTTTACCTTTTCGCCTAATGCCTTTGCATCTTCCAGCGAAGTCGGAAATGCCTTGGCATACTTGGTTGCAGTGTTATATAGATCTTGTGGTGTTCTGAACATAATTTTCTCCTAGTGCTTAAAAGCCACTTATTGTAATTGTCTCACCGTGAGCACAATTTTCGTTAGTGTAACAGTATTTATGCTGCACTGCAACATAACCGTTATTTTCTGGCCTTTTTGATGCCTTTTCGCACCTTCTCGTAGACCAGTGCTTTAGCACCTTCCTTAAGACTGCTCGGTAATCCGTTAAAGAATGCTTCTTTATTACCATCTACTGCATATGCACGAAGTTTTGACGCACTCAGTCCTTCAATGCCTTCGGATTCGTCAATTCTTTGTCCCGCCGACACTACATCAAATCCACGAAATCCCCATTGCATTGCATATGGTGCCATTCTTTGGGCAAATTCGTTAACTTGATCCCCACCTACAACAAGAGTGACTTCTTCATATAGTCCCTTAAACTCTTCTAGAGCCTGGAACGGTGTTCTAATATGAGAATTTTTAGAAATCTTGACGCCAGGGAATGCTGCCTCGCAAATTCTAGTCTTAAATTTCCAGTCAAGAGGATCGGTGGAGTCATTATGTGTCTGTGATAAGAACACAATATGATCTCCACCGATTTGTTTTGCAGTCTCTACAACCGTAGAAACAAGCCTTTCATGACCTTTAGTGGGAGGATTCATTCTCCCAAATGTGAATACGATTTTTGACATGCTGCACTTTAGCATTATCGTACTCGGATGTCAATTACTCTCCCTTCTTAGCCTTTGCTTCAGCAGCTCTCGACGCATCTCTATTGTCAAGGAACTTGTTCAGGGATTGATGGCCTGTTCCATAAGCCAAGTAGGCAACAAAATATTCAAGGTTCATACCGCCAAGAATAATTAGTTTCCACATGAAAATTGTTGCTGCTACCGCTACCAGCATAGCAATAACTCTTGCATGTGAATATCTGCCTGTGGCATTATCTTGCAAGGACTCTTTCACCAATTTGCAGAATTCGTTAAACATGTTTATCTCCAATTATATAGGAATATTTATAAAAAAAGCCCCGGGGATTAACCGGGGCTTTTAGTTAGTTTCCTAAGTTAGCTATTAAGCTACTTGGTATTCAACTAGAACACGAGCGGAACCCGAACCAGCGCCTGTCGAGCTTGCGACTGTAGCGATAATCTGTGTCGAAGAACCTTCTGTGACATAAGTTTCAGCAATATACTGACCAGCTGTCTGAGCATCGTTTTCGGATGTTGTCATGTATGCTGCGACGCTACCTGTCTTACCAACCGATAGTGTTGCGCTTGCATCAACGACATCAACCATAACCTTAACGCTTAGAACTGTTGCGTTAGCAGGAATTGCAGCACCAATGTTGGTTGTACCGTTAGCATTTAGAGGAACTGTTGCCTTAACTGCCTTGATAGAACCGGATGCAGCACCTTGCTGAATTGCTTGGTCAACGTAATACTTGTTGGTTAGGTCTTCATCAGCCAAACCAGTTGCATAGTCCGAAGCTGTTGGACCAGAAACTGTTGCCTTGTAAGTTGTACCTGTGCCAAGCTGGACGACTACGTCACCTGCTACAGCATTCAATGTCAATGTTGTGTTACCACGAACTGTTAGAGCCTGACCTGCATCGGACTGGATCAAACCTGCGCCTGCTGGGCCAACAACAACCGAGCCAGTACCGTTAGGTAGAAGAACAAGGTCGGAGTTAGTTGCTAGCGAAGTTACGAAACCGTCAACACCATCGCTGGACAACGAAACACCAGTTGCGCCGCCAATTGTCAATGTGTCAGTTGCACCAGGGACAAATGTGAAGTCTGCCGATGTTGCAATTGGGTTTGTACCATTGCCGTATAGAACTTGGTTAGCTGTGAACGATGTTGCACCAGTACCACCGTGTGGAACGTCAACTGTCAATAGCGAAACTGCACCGCTCGATACGCTGAACGAAGCAGAGTTGAAGCTTGCAACACCCTTTGCTGCTGTTGTTGCATCAGCGGCAGTAATTGTGATGGTGTTGTTTGTAACAGTTGTCGAAATACCCTGACCTACTGTACCAGCGATCAATAGTGTTTCACCTAGTGCTACTGGATCTTGTGTACCAGCGTCAGCATTCAGTGTAATCGAGCTGTTCTGCAACATTGCGTTGGTTACGCCAAGTGCGGAAATATACAAGCCAGTTGCATCTTGTGTTAGACCACCGGAACCAGCCAATAGAAGTGCTAGCTTATCACCAGTTGCTGTACCACGTGTTGTGCCATCCGATGTAAGGATCAGAGCACCAGTCGAAGGGTCATACAAGTCAACACCAATTTCGCCTGTTGGAACCGATGCAATACCTGCACCTAGCTTTGCGCTGATAACGTTACCAGTAACATCAATACCTGTACCGCCAGTGTAAGCACCAGCACCAGAGAATTGAACCCAAGTCTGACCAGAGAAGCTTGTTAGAGTTGCTGTTTGAACCCAACCAGTGTCAGCATATGTTGTACCTTGCTGGACAAATACTGCTGCACCGTTCAACTCAGTGTAAACGTCTGCATCTGCTGTACGAGCCAAGCTATAAGATGTACCAATACCCGAAGCTACGTAAATACCGTTCTCGGAGTTTGTGGTTTGTCCTGTCAACAAAATGCGATCGCCGTTAGCAACCGAGTATCCGTCGATAGTTAGAGTTGCACCACCTGTTAGAGGAACGTTCGATACTGCTAGAACGTGAACTGCGTCCTTCCATGTTAGACCAGAAACTGCATTATCAACATAGTTCTTTGTTGCTGCGTCTGTACCTGCTGTAGGATCTGCAAGGTTAGTAACCTTGAAGCCACCTGCATTCAAGTCTGCGGACATTGCGTTTGTACCATCTAGTCTTAGATAGATACCATCAACTAGGGATTCGATATCTGCTGCAACGACTCCTGTGTTACCTGTGACACGACCGAATGTGTCCAATGTAACCTTAACGAAGTTACCTGTTGCTGCTTGAGTAACAGTAGCTAGGTTGATGTCAGTGTTGGAAGCAATACCGTCACCGTTTGTAACAACGATGTTACCAGCTGTACCAGCAATTGTTCTTGTTGTCCATGTGCCGTCACCTGTGCGAACCGAGTAACCTGTACCTGTTAGGGCTTCTAGGCCGGCGAGGTCATTTGCTAGAGCAAATGTTGGGTTACCAGAAACACCATCGGCATTAGAAATTGTAATACCTTCTAGAGGTGCAACAAGCGAGCGAGCTGCAACAGTTGTCGAAGATGTCTGAACAATGATGCCGTTAGTTGCATTGGTTGCCAAGCTCTGTAGCTTTGCGCTATAACCTTGAACACCAGAAGTTGCGCCAGGTGCTGCTTGTGCCCACTGGTTGCCACCGTCTGCATAAATGACGTTACCTGCGGAAGTTGCAGGGAAAATTTCGTCAAGTGTATTCTTACCGTCAACATAGTCGGCAAGAGTATCAAGTGCGTTTGTTAAGCTTGTTGGGTTCGAAGGCCAAATTGTTGGGTTAGCTGTTGTGAAAACCGAACCTTGGAAAACACCACTGGAGTTAACCATTGTGCCCAACGATGCTTCGATGTTATCAATTTCAGTTTGCAATGTGCCAGTGTTGCCACCAGTTGCAAGTGTCTGCCATGTTGTACCGTCGAAGAATTCAACTGTAGAAGCAGATGGAGTGTCATTGTTTACACGAACCATACCGGCAGCGCCTGTTCCAGGACGGCCTGCGGTATTACCTGTTGGAATTAAAACTGCGGCAGAGCCAGAAACCTGTGGGTAACCACCCGCAGACTTTTCAAGCATGTCTGTACCGCCGATTGTGAACTTACCAGTTTCGCTGGAAAGAACAAGATTGCCCGCTGTTGCGGTGATATTACCTGTCGACGCTGTTAGAGCCGAAAGTGTCAATGCTACATCAGCGGAATCGCCTGCGTTTCTTAGAGCAAAGTTACCAGCAGATTGAACAACCTTGGAACCACCCTTACTAAACTGTAGCTCGGAACCTACGCCTACTAGGCCGAGATTCTTTACATTAGCCATATTTTTCTCCTAAATATTTGAGGCCTTATAGGCCTTCAGCATGTTATTTATCCAATAATTTCATAATCATACATATGAGACGATGATTTGAGCCGATCCCTGTGTTGAACCATTGGAATTAAAATTGCCCGTGATAGTCACATCGCCTTGTAATGTATCTGTACCAAATAGAATATCTGTCTGTGTCGTATATGTTCCAGCGACGGTTAGGTCGATCAATGTCGACGTCATTAAACCGCTAGGAACGGGAGGCGGTAGCAAAGGATTATTCACTGTATATCCGATAGAAAGTGTGGCCGGTCCGTCGAAAGTCTGTGTAACTTCAACGGTTATAAGTGTAACTCTTCTTCCTGTACTAATTTCACCGATATTTATCGAAGATGGACTGCCCGTTGTCAGGGTATATTCGATAGATTTCGCATCTGTTGTTGCGCTATCTTGGTTGCTTGTTTGTACCCATTGTGTACCATCATAGAGCCACATGCTCCATTCATTTACATGGTTTCCGTTGCCGTCATCGCTGTCGATAACATAGGCTTGGTCACCAATTAATGGATTCAAAGAAGCCAATCCTGCAAGGTTCATAACCACCGTGTTAGTTGTGGTTCTTAGACCTTCTTCAATATAAAGACCGCAGGCCTTTACGCCATTCTCAACTGAAACAAGGCCGAAATCCTGAAGTACAGTTCCTGTAACATCAAGGAAATTAATGGCTCTTGCATCAACTGCTGTGAATTGAATAATGCTGTTTACTGATGCAGGATTGCTTAATAGCAAACCCGATGCAGAATTTGTTCCAGCAAAAGGCACACCGTTAATGTCCGATGTACCGTTAACGATTGTAATTGCACCACCTGCTGTATTTGTAATCTGCAGAACGAGTGCAGATGGGGATGATGCTATGATATTCGGAATGCCAGCATTGTTGATGGATTGTGCCATCTGTGCCGGACGAGCATAGTCTTCATAACCTGGATCAGTAGAAGTGATGTTAAAGGTAACTAAAACACCATTAATTGTTGCTGTCGCAGGAGACGAAGAAGCCCACAATGCAGGTTCGCCATAAACATTGGTAATCAATGCATTGTTGGTTTGAATTGTATTAGGTGCAAGAACAGTTGTTGCACTAACACCTGTATTCAATGACTGTAGGTTTGTGGCTATAACTACATCGGACGCTCCGCCAGGGAAACCTACCGTGCAATTATATCCATTAAGTTGAAATACATTGCCTGGTGTAGTTGGCCCGGATGCTGTGCTTAAAGATACCGAAGATGTATTATTTCTAAGTTTGATGTAAACCTGAGAGCCACCCGGTGTAACTGTTAATCCGCCCGGGACAGTTGTAGACGAATAGATAATATCACCTACATCGCCCGGAAGATAATCTAGGCTATCAACAACCTTCTGAACAGGATTAATTGTAAACCAACCGGGAATAGTATCAGAGATAGAAGTTACTCTACCGATAACAATTCTATTGGCATCATCAGCTAATACAAATGCATTTGAAACAGGATCGGCCGCAATAACGTCATTCACTACAAACGAATTGCCTGATTGATAAAGAGGAAAATCGTACTGTAGATTAATGTATTCAAAACGGCTCTGAATATTCTGAGTAAACGTCGATGAAATACCAGATGCTGGTACAGGATCAATCTGGGGTAGACCTTCCTGACTCAGATTGAAAACTACGTATGTACCTGTATTAGGACCACCGTTACCTGCTGCTGATGTATCTCTGAAGGTATTGTATCTATAGATATCCTGCACAATTGCAGTAACCGAAGTTGTTGTCTTAGACTCAATTGAAATAATTTGCCAGGCTTGACCTGTTGTCAGGTTTGCAATCCATTGTCCTACAGTAATATCCTGCCCATTATAAACACCAGGATCTCTTGTAATGTAGGAGCTTTGTGGTTGAGACGAAACAGACATGACAATCCTCCAACGATAGTCACGTGCTACCGGTGTAGGATATGGGTCCAGTGGCGCCACTGGAAAATTCTGTGGATTATACCACGGCATTGATTGCGTGCCGATTACCGAGGTAACACTTACCTCGATACTCTTAATGGGGATATTTAGAAATGCCATGATTAGAATCCAAATCTGACGATAGCGTATGCCCTGTTACCAATTGTTGAACTTGCACCTGTGTCAGACATTCTAAGTTGCAATGTGACAATGTTCGATGCACTGAAAATACCATTAGCAAGATCAGGGCTTGCCGATGTTCCGCCGCCTGCAATCTTGAAGTTTGCCAATGCTGCACCAACTGCTGGTAATGTTACCATGCTGAATGTATTTGCAGTGTAATTCTGACCATAAATTGTGACGCTAATCGGAGGTGCTGATTTACCGCTGAAAACAAAGTTTACCAGGCAGTTTGCACCGTCGGTAATTGTTGCTGTTACTCCAGATGTCTGAGAAACAATTGCGTCAACCGCTGTTAGATTTCCAGAACCACCCGAAGTATAGTGGAACACAACAGTTTCGGAAGTGCTTCCGCCGCCGCCTGTAATTGTTACGTTCGAAACGCTTGTAATACGTCCCTTAGCATCAACTGTTAGTTGTGGAACTTGAGTTGCGCTACCATATGTGCCTGCTGTTACGCCGGAATTTGCAAGAGTTGTTGCAAAAGAACCTGTGCCAGAACCGGTGACATCACCTGTTAAAGTGATTGTTTGATCACCTGTGTTTGTGCCGGATAGATTCGAACCAGTAACGGTACCAGTTGCTGCAACGCTTGTGGGTGTAATTGCACCTAGCGACAAAGAGATAGTGCCCGATGTTGTAATTGGGCTACCTGAAACTCCAATACCGTTTGCACCCGATACGCCAACAGAGGTTACTGTACCTGTTCCCGAAACTACTGCCCAGGATGCTGTGGTTCCGTTAGTTGTTAGGAATCTACCTGAGTTACCTGTCTGGGATGGTAGTAGAGCATTGATAGCTGCCGATGCTGTTGTTGCACCAGTACCACCGTTGGCAATACCTAGCGTGCCTGCAAGTGTTACCGCACCTGTAGTTGCGGTATTCGGTGTTAGACCAGTTGTACCTGCGCTGAAGCTTGACACGCCAGCAGTTACAGAAATTGCTGTGTTAGTTACGCTGGTAACTCTACCGTACGCATCAACTGTGAAAACAGGAACCTGTGTAGCACTACCATATGTATTGGCTGTAACACCGGATGTTGCAAGATCTAACGTGATAGAACCTGAAGTTGTAATTGGGCTACCAGAAGAAGTAATTCGTCCTTCTGTTCCGTTTACAGTTACCGAAGTAACAGTGCCTGTACCGGTTACGGTTGCCCATGAAACAACAGATCCATCTGTTGTCAGGAATTTACCAGCATTTCCTGCTTGAGATGGAAGAATCGAGTTCGCTGCTCCGGACTGTGTAGTTGCACCGGTACCACCGTTGGCTACACTTAGAACACCGCCGAGTGTAATTGCACCGGTTGTGGGTGTATTTGGTGTTAGGCCAGTTGTGCCGCCACTAAAACTAGGAACTCCACCGCCACCGCCACCGAGTGGTGTTTCGACGTCAGCAGAATTCAGGGAATAGAAAGTTCCATCTGTCTTTGCATACAGAAGAATCTGTCCCGAACTTGGGGCTGCTGGTTGAGTATCCCCTGTTACCAATAGAATTCTTGCAGGTGTGCTCATAGTATTGCTATAACTCCATAATTTTCGATTAGACCATCCACTTCAAGAACGGAGGTCACAATATATTGATGTCTTGGTGCAACTACCAAGGTTTCCGTTACCGGAATGTAATCACGAACAGATGTATCTACGTGTTGTGTGGTAATTGAGGTTACCAGACCTTTGTTGTTTACAGTGATTGTTGGAACAAAATGTGAATCGCCATAAACACCAGGTGTCAGATTAACTGTATTCAGCGTTAAGGTTATCGGCCCTGTTCCAGTACCTGTAGCATCTCCGGATAATACAATTGTTTGATCACCGGTGTTTGTTCCCGAAAGATTTGAACCGGTAATTGTTCCTGTAGCCGATACGCTAATAGGTGTAATATTTCCAAGGCCTACAGTGATATTAGGTGTAGTTGTAGGATTGGTTACCGAAACTGTAACACCTTGATTTCCTGTACCAGAAACTGTGGTAACTGTTCCTAAGCCTGCTGTGCTAATAGGAACGTTTGTTACACCTGTAATTCTGCCCTTTGCGTCAACAGTGATTTGAGGTACCATTGTTGTGGTACCATATGTTCCAGCAGTCACACCTGTATTAGAAAGTGTTGTGGCAATTGAAGTAGTTCCAGAGCCTGTAACATCGCCTGTTAGGGCAATGCTCTGTGGACCAGGCTTATTCAATAGCGTGTTATAGTCTATGAATTTGTTTTCCCACAGACTTGTGAATGAATTGTAAACCAGTGCCTGTCCGTTTTGTAGAGTTAACGGATTATCAACGCTATCTGCAACATCTAACAGTTCGCCAAGCCTATCGGCTCCACCGCTACCACCGCCGTGTGCATTTACAAATGCTTTTCTAACGGCATCATATTTGAGTGTCTGCCCATCAACCAGGTCCTTGATATAGAACGTTGGTACGTATTGGTTTAGCAGAGCATTTTGACCGACAATCGCCATTATTCTAGTTCCTTATAGGCTCAATAAAACTTTATCAACCTGGCCCCATTGCCATGTCTGCCACTGTGGGTTTACCGGAGGTGGTTGAATATAATCTCTAGTAACCACAGCTCTTAGAAACACAAAATTACCAATGAACGTAGTTGCAATGGAACCGGTGTCTCCTCCGTTAGCCCCTGTCGGTGCATATGGATCAATAGGAAAGGTAATATATGGAGTATTTATATCTCCCATTGGATTTATTTTAATCCAGAACCAATCCTCGGGCTGGGGCTTGAGTGCAAGTGTTCCTTGTAATCCAAAACCGCCAACGAAATTTTGATAGATGACTTGAACAGTATGAATTCCGTCCGTATAGCCGTAATATGCATCGGCACGAACTGGTTCACCAATGACATTCCAGTTTGTACCGGTATTTGTCATCATGAGTACAGATTTTCTTAATGTCATATTGTCCCTTTTTCTTTTTAGTATTTATCAGAAAAAGGCAATAAAAAACCCGTCCTAAGACGGGTTGAAATAAAGTATTCGAATTTATGCTGCATTCGATGGGAAAGATCTACCATCTCCCCAAATAATTCTTACTGCACCACTACCGCCGTCGCCCTGAAATGGTCCTCCAGAGTTGGTTTGTCCGCCACCGCCACCACCATACAATCCGCCCGGTGGGTTACCCTGTGGTGTGGTTTGAGTACCACCGGATCCGCCGCCACCGTTTGTATAACTTGTTGGGAATGCAACAGGTGAAGCACCGGCGCCGTTGGCACCTATACCATAAATTCCAACGCCACCTCCGGCAGAAAATTTGTTTGTGGCTGTTCCCCCGAAAACAGTGGAACCGGCGCCACCTTGAACTGTAACAGAACCTGCGGTCGAGCTCGAAGATGAACCGCCGGCACGAATAGTTACGGAACCACCAATTGTGCTTGTGCCGCCTGCACCGCCACCGAAGATATTAATTGCACCACCGGTTGCAGAAGATTGACCTGTACCTGCTTGTAATGTTATGGAACCACCGTTGCCAGTGACACCACCTGCGCTTGCATTAATCGAAATGCTGGTTCCTGCTACGCCAGTGCCGGGATTACCTAATGCAGAAATAACTGCGTCGGAACCTGTCGCGCCAAGACCGAGAGTAGAGCTACCATCAGTCCAAGTAAATTTAGAAGAACCTGCAAAAGATCCAGATGAGTTAAATTGAATTTGTGTTGTTGAACCACCCGGCGATGCTGAAACAGTTGCCCAAGAAGCCGACGAACCATCTGTCGTCAGGAATTTACCGTTATTACCGGTTTGAGACGGTAATACGACAGATTGTAGGGAAGAACCACCAACAGTGGGGGAATTTAGAAAGTTAACAACCTGTGTCGAACGGCTAACAGACATAACAATATTCTGTGTTAGACCGTTGTCCGCTACAGACACAAGCTCAAAGTTTGAACCTACGTTTGAGCCAGATTCTGCAGTATTATTCGCTTGTACAAGCCATCTATCAGAGCCTGCTGTTTGTAGCTTTAATGATCTGTAGGTTGCGGCGTTACCTGATACAAGCAATCCAAGACTCTTGAATGTATTTGTGGCAGTTAAGGCACCTGTTGATTTGTTGATTACGAATGCTGAGGAACCGTTAAAAGTCCCGGCATCGTTATATTGAATTTGTGTATCAGCACCACCCGGAGTGCCACCAGCCGACGAAGACCAAGATACGTTAGTTCCGTCAGTAGTTAATACCTTTCCGGAATTGCCTGTCTGAACTGGTAGAAGTGCATTAATAGCACCTGTTGCTGTTGTTTGTCCAGTACCACCCTGAGAGATTGGTAGTGGTCCACCGTTGGACTGGACAAGAATATTGCCTGCGAATTGTACACCCATGTTGATGAACTCCTGTTTATGGAGTATTTATCGCAAAAAGAAGAAACCGCTCCCGAGAGCGGTTCTTATGGGTGGAGTGTAACTTACAGAGTTACTGGAGCTTGTTCGCGCTCGGGATAAGTGATAGAAATCAGATCATCGACACAGTCGACAAATGCTCTACCACCATTTGCCAGTTTTCCGAACAGCATTTCCTTTGACATCGGAAGCTTAATTTCCTTCTCAAAGAGACGCTTGAAGGGTCTTGCACCCATCTTCGGATCGTAACCATTCTTAGCAAGCCATTCACGTGCAGATTGTGTAATGTGCAGTTCCACATTCTTCGGTGCAAGCATTGCTTCGGTTTCGCTGATTTCGGCGTTAACGATAAAGTTCATTTCCACCATTGTCAGCTTCTTGAACTTAACAGTTGCATCAAGGCGGTTACGGAATTCCGGTGTGAAGATTCGCTTCAATTCAGCATCCATTGCACCCGAATTGTCTTGATCGCCGAAACCAATCTTGAGCTTTTCCGCTTGTGCTGCGCCGGCATTAGCTGACAGGATAATAACCACGTTGGAGAAATCGACAGTTTTGCCCTTGCTGGAAGTTAGGCGTCCATCATCCATAATCTGAAGAAGAATAGTGAAGACATCCGGGTGGGCCTTCTCAATTTCGTCAAGCAGTAGCACACAATTTGGTGTAGTATCAATTGCTTGAATAAGTTGACCTTCGCCCATCTTACCTTCACCATGGCCAACGTAGCCCGGAGGCGCACCAATCAGCTTAGAAACAGTGTGCTTTTCCATGTACTCTGACATATCAAAACGCACAAGTTTCACGCCAAGCAGGCTTGCGAGTGTTTTCGCAGTGTAGGTCTTACCAGTGCCAGTAGGACCAACAAACAAGAAATTACCGATAGGCTTGTTGGGATCTCTCAGTCCGGCCTTGGACAGGAAGATTGCACTGACAAGGTTGTCAAGCTGAGTGTTTTCCTTCATGTCCATCATCTCAGTAGGAATCTTAGCAATCTTCGAAGCCTGCTTCATAACAATCTCAGTTGTTACGGATTTAGCTTCGTCCAACTTTGCTCTTGCACCGGCAGCATCCATAATGTCGATTGCCTTGTCCGGGAAGAATTTGTTCTTCAAGTAACGATCAGCCATGTCCACACACAAATCGGTAGTACCGGGTTCGTATGTGACACCGTGGAATTTTTCGTAATACTTAGTGAGTCCTGCTAGAATCAGTTTCGTCTGTTCTGCGCTCGGCTGATTGATATCGTACTTCTGAAAACGACGCAGAAGTGCCTTGTCCTTCTCAAAGTGCTCATGGAATTCATCGTAGGTTGTAGCACCAACGCACATGAGCTGTCCTTTTGCAAGCATGGGCTTCAAGAGGTTACCCGCATCCATCTGGCTACCTGTGGTAGAGCCGGCACCAAGAATCATGTGAATCTCGTCGATAAACATGATCACGTTACCTTTCTTCTTTACCTCATCGAGCACACCCTTGAGGCGCTCTTCAAAGTCTCCACGGAATTTAGTACCTGCAAGCAAAGCACCAAGATCCAGGCTGTAGACAACCTTTTCCTGCAGAGCCTTGGGTACTTCCTTGTTGATAATCTTCATTGCAAGGCCTTCAGCCAATGCAGTCTTACCAACACCGGGTTCGCCGACGTAGATAACATTGTTCTTCTTACGACGTGCCAAAATCTCGATAGTGTCGGCAATTTCAACTTCACGACCAACCACAGGGTCAACTTGTCCTTCAGTTGCCTCTTTGTTCAAGTTGCGTGCATACTGATCCAGCGGACTTTCTTGTTGTTCGCCTTGCTGTTGCTTCTCTTCAGACTTGCGAAGATGAGCAATGATCCTTTCACGTGTCACACCATTCTTGCCAAGGAAGAAGTAAGCATGACTGGTTTCTTCACTCAAAATGCTGAGCAGGACGCCTTCGTTGGTGAGTTCGTTGCGACCACTGAATACAAGTTGTGTAAGTGCTCGCTGGAAGGTGCGGTTGAGCACCTGTGTTCTTTTTGCCGGCACATCTTTCAGTGCTTCGGGCTTCTTCAACTCGGGGTTGCCCAGGAATTGAATAGTTTCAGTCTTGATTTTTGCAGGTTGGCCGCCGATTGCAGAAATCAATTCGTTGATGTCTTTCTCGTGCATGAGAGACAACAGAATGTGCTCTAATGTCACATATTCGTGATTGTTGTCGTTGGCAATTGCCACTGCACGTTCAATCATCCTCTCAACTTTCTTTGTACTCATCGTCTTCCTTAGATGTTAATAGAGTCTCGGTGTGTGATAGACTTCAACGAAGCCTTTTCTGTGTCGCTAAGTCCTTTCGGAATCTTAACGTTTATCCTAACTAGCAGGTCTCCGCGAACATCAGCTTCCGGATTCTTCATGCCCTTGTTAGCCAAGCGGATAATCTGACCGGGTTGGATACCTGCCGGGATAGCAAATTGCAGCATAGCACTATCCAGGTGCTCAAGTATAGCATTCACACCAAGCATAGCCTCGACAGCATTAATTTCGACATCAACCAACAGGTCATCATTCGATCTCTGGAACTTAGGATGTTTTGCCACATCAACCTTGTAGAGTTTATTGTTGGCAAACAATTTGGTTCCAGACCGTATGCCTGCTGGAATATTTATTACTGTGCTTGAATCGACGCGGATATGCTTGCCAACATATGCATCGGCAAGCGAAATATTGATACTTAGAATTGGCTTACTTGCGGATCTGACATTGATATTATCAAAATCAAAGCCACGTTCTCTAAAGACCTGTGCAAAGATGTCTTTAAAGGCTTCGGCATCACCTTGCGTATAGGTATTGTGCTGGAAGGGATTACTTGCGCCTCGATCATAGGCGGCACGCTTATCCGCGTCGGATAAGAATTCGTATGCTTCCTTGACTTCTTTAAATTTCTCTTCAGCTACCTTAGAATCGTCACCTTGATTTCTATCAGGGTGATACTTCATGGCTAATTTTCGGTAAGCCTTTTTGATGTCATCTTCAGATGCATCTTTGGGAAGCCCAAGGATTCCGTAGTAATCCTTTCTGCTCATTGAGTGCTTTCTTTAAAAGCGATACGTGATTCTACCCAGGGTCAAGTCGTACGGACTCATCTCAATTTCTACTGTATCGTCCAGCAAAATTTGGATGTTGTTTTTGCGAATCTTCCCACTGATAACTGCATTCAGGACATGCCCATTTTCTAGTTGAACTTTAAAACGAGCGCCGGGCGATGCGTCGGTGACGCGGCCCTTAGTAATAATCATATCATCCTTTTTAGACAAGTTATCAATCCTTAAATAAGTTGGGTGTTTTGCAGAAGAAGTACCTTTTCGCCCTGACTGACGCATAGATACTTGCCGAGTGGGAGAATCTGACAGTTACCTAGAATCGCTTCCAAAACTTTTGATTCGTAGGGGTTTCTCTCAACACCGAAAGCGGACTCACTCAAAAAGTTACGCCCGATAACAGTATCGTAATCTCCAATATCGACTACTTCCATCACGACTTTATGTCGCATACCTGACACTGTAACAATATTACCGCTAATGGTCAAGTTGGTTGCGTAGGAATTTTTAAAGAATTCCTTAATCTTCTCTTTGGTATCTTCCACTTTAAAATCTTCCTTTGGCACGTACTGTGATGGATCAATGATTACATACTTATATAGCTCAGGGTCGTTGAAGGCAAATGCCTGACCGTCTGAGAAGTATGTTTTTACTTTCCATTCAAGCTCGCCAGCAACATTTTCAATGTCCTTGATGAGTGCCTGGAATTTATTAGGGAAAGAGTCATCTCTCGACATTTCGACGAAAACGAGATAGCGCCCTTCTTCGTCTGTATTGGGACTTACTTCAACATCCAGGGTGTCGACAAACCCTCTTTGGATGAATGTGTTAAGGTCATCTGCTGGTTCCTCGTCGGTGAGATAAAAAGCCACAACAATAACATCAAGATTTTCTCCGGCTTTTGGTTCAAACTCATCGATCGAAATTTCAGGCAAGATTGTACCTGCTAGATCGCCATTCTTTAAGCTCATAGCTGTCCCTCCGGAGCACCCATACCTGGTTCTTCCATACCTCCAGGTTGTTCTCCGCCCATATCACCTTCCATACCGGGCTCCTGCTCAGGAACTTCGTCCTCGAAAGCATCTGCAAGCTCGTCGTTGGTATTTTGAATGTCTTGTTGAATAACGTCGTCGATGTCGCTAAGACCGCGCTGAATATACTTCATTGGTAGTTCGATTGTAACGAGCCAAATTTCATGTTCGACCATCTTAGCACGTTTTGTTTCGGGATCTACCCAATCCTGTGGTCCCTCTACCTTCACAGGCTTCTTGAATACACCTTTTCTAAAGTTAACCTTAGCACCTAGTTTGGTTAATCTTAAACCACCGTTTGGATCTGGCATCATAGCGTATGGATACATCCACACAGTTTTATACCAGTAACGGCCAATAGTAGGACCCTCGACAAGTTCGCCAAGGATCCAATTTTTATAAGCGAACAACTCTGCATTATCAAGTGTGCGCTCAAATTCCAATAGCGTATCTAGGATACTATTACCCTTAGATACGTTGACAAGAGTTTGTTTGATCGAGTCTAAATCTGTAGTCATCTCTACCTCGTTTTGAGTATTTATCTGCTTTGTAGGAGATAGCTCAAGTTTTGAAAAAGGTTGTTCTAAAACAAATATTGCATTTGAAAAGGATAAATATTCTGGTATGCAACATACTCTCGATGATACTATCGATGATTCTCCCGGGAAAGGGCAGTTCTTGTCCAGTGTCCCATCAACCCAAAAAAATAAGGAGTACACCTTGAGCAAAAGTCGTAAAATGGCGAAAGTATCGCCACATTCTCGTGCTGGCCGCGCACAACAGGCTGATGACGTTTCTAATGTTGTAAAACTAGGAAACAGAAATTACAAAAGAGTCGAGATGATCCCACGAAACACTGCCCAAGAGACTTACGTAGATGCACTACTCGAAAAAAGAATGGTGTTTGCTGTAGGTCCTGCGGGAACAGGAAAGACATTGCTAGCCGTGCTAAGAGCAATCAAGGCACTTAGAGAAGGAGAAATCACAAAGATTATCCTAACACGCCCGGCTGTTAGCGTTGATGAAAAACATGGATTTTTGCCAGGAGACTTAAATGCAAAAATGGAACCTTGGACTAGACCCATCTTTGATGTATTCGAAGAATACTACGGACTACCCGAAACTAAGAGAATGCTTGATGAGGGAACAATTGAAATTGCACCGCTCGGCTTTATGCGAGGAAGAACGTTTAAGAACGCTTACATCATTGCTGACGAGATGCAGAATGCAACGCCAGACCAAACCAAGATGCTCCTAACACGCATTGGTGAAGGTAGCTCTATGGTTATCACAGGTGACCTAAAGCAGCATGATCGTGGTTTCGATAAGAACGGCTTGAAGGATTTCTTGGAAAGACTTGCATCTAGAAATAGCTACAGTATGCAGGTATGTGTGTTCAGACGAGAACACGTTGAAAGAGATCCGCTAGTTGCGGAAGTCCTTGAAATATACGGAGAGGACGAATGAAAAAGGGCCCCAAGGGCCCTTTTTGTTTATTTGTGATAGCTTTCTAAATCTATTACTCTTGCTTTTAGAATTTGTACTTGTTCTTGAAGTGCTTTAATGTCCGCAGTCTTTGCGTATCTTGCTTCTGAGAAAACATAGCCACTTAGACTTAGAACAATAGTGCCAGTTGTACCGGCGAAAATTTTACCGTAGTGGTTCTTTAGAAATTCAATAACTTTGTTCATCTTGTTTCTCTCTGAGTTCTAGCAATCTCGTCGATTTGTCTTTTATATCTTTCTCTTAGAGCTGCGTCTAGTGGGGACAGATTGCCATTAGCTTGTGCTTTCTTCACATCTAGTTCGAATAGTTTATCTTCTAACATCTGCTGACGAAGTGTCTGAGAAGTCTCTTTGATAATTCTGGCAGTTTGTGCCTTGTCCTTCTCAACGTCCGCGGCATGGGCATATCTTGCATCTAGTGTAAACATTGCGCCCACGATGGCAATAATTGAGCCAGCTGATCCCAATAGAATTTTAGCAGGGTTATTTTTGATTGTTTCAGTCATTGTCATAGCGATGTTCTCTCAGTGAACTTCACTATTTATCGTGACCAGAATTTTGCATATGTGTGCATTTAATGAAAAAGCACAGAATGGCATTGACGGTGGAGCTATGGGAAGGGTATGTGAAAAACACCCACAAAAAAATGCGGAATTTTCCACATACCAAATTGACAGCATCGCAATGGGACTGAAGTGTAACTTTACAGCAGTGTTGGATTGATTATATCTAACTGCACCTAGAATAGGCGTCACAGATGGGCTACAGATTGTAGTCGCTGTATTCGTTGCTCGCACTTCAGCCGCTAGCAACACAGCCTGCCGGGCATACCTTCTTCACATACCGGCAGCAAACTTGAAATGTCTTTTGTGTGCCACTTATGGGTTATCTCTTCGGAGGCCCATCAACTACTATGCTCGTTGGGAATGACACAACCGCCGGAAGAACGGCGGAGTTTGGGTATTGAGCACTTTCAGGTACTTTGTCCCGGTGCGATTTTAGCTCGGCGCACCAACCTTACATCTTCAATATAAAGTTATGCCCTACACAGGCATGAGATTGTATTCAGTGCAAATTCGTTCGTAGATTTCTCGCCACGGTTTGTCGTAACTAACTGTAGGAAATAAATCCGTCTTATAATGCGAATTATAAGGGTGGTTAATTAGAATAGTTTTGAGTCCGGCTTCGTGCCCGGCTTCTGCCTGACGCATGTGATCTTCAATCCAGAAGTAGCCGGTGTCGGCCCAATTCATCAGAATGTTGGCCTTGCTAGCACCTTGCTCAATACAATGTACTTCGTCAAACACATCACCAAAGATATTTTTCAAATTTTGAGTCCGTCTTACCTTGGCATCGGGATGACTGCTGATACTTGTGACAACAATGAAGCGAAATCCTAACTGAGCTAGTTTTCCTACATACTTCACAGAATCAGCAAAAGGTGCCAGATGTTCAATTTCCGGGCCTTCGTTAAATTCCTTGACAAATTCCATCGCAAGTTTTGTGGAAATATTATGTCGCGATGAAATACTATAGTCATGTTCAGTGTTAGGGACCTGCGGATGCCCTTTTTCTATCATGAATTTAGTAAATGATGCATTCCAGTTGACTAGGCAACCGTCAGCATCGGTTAGGATAATTTTCTTCATACGTCGAATACAGTCTTTGCTCTTACATTACCGAAGCTATCAACGAATACCGGTGTTTCTTCGACTACTTCTTCCTTGACTTGCTGTTGACCATACATTGCATCAAGCTCTGCCATTTGCTTCGGATACTTCTTGCGTACATATTCAATGAAATTGTCATAATCTGTAATTCCATCACGTGTACCGCTGAGCATTTTCTTATTCAAATAGTCGGCAACGGCCGTAGACATACTGGTATGTCTATTTCTCAGTTGATTTACAAACTCAACCTGTTCAGCTGTTTCCCATTCTTTAGTACCGGGCTTCAGACTATGCTTGTGGGAGATAACAATGAATACTTTTTCTTTTGCCATGTTTTTCCCTAATAAATATCTGCTACGAAATCAGCGGCTCTTAACCAAGATTCCCAATCCTCGGTAGCCTTTGCCTTTGTATCACCGCGGCCAATAAGACCGTACTTTTTCCAACTAAGGCCGTTTTGAGTTGCAAAATCATCTCTTGGTACTGCACAGCACCATTTCTTACCTTCTTTCCAGAAGGAGAGATGTTCTTTACTCCAGGACTCCCTGGGAACATAAACAATTTTCTTAGCCATGTCCTGATGCTACCAATTCAAGTTCAACTAATGTTGCACTCAGATTGATTTCAATGTCCGCACACATTGTATGCTTTACTAAACCGTCTCTGATAACAACAATACATTTGTTTTCTTTGATTTCATCGCCCTCTGCCCAAACATCAAGATTTTGGTACATGAATCGATAAATGTCTTCGTAATCTTCTCTGTTTGCTTGCTGGCAGATAAGAACTCTTGCGTCCTTATATTTCTTTGCACGGAATAGAGCAATCATGTCGAGTTTGTAGTCTGCGACATCAACACTGTCCGCGACAGGTGCCATTAGCACTCCGTTGATAGATCTTGCCTGAATCATGCCAATACCACGGCGCAAATCAGGATAAGTTTTGTCTGAGATTTGCCCCAAAGCATCAAAGTCAATCTCGATACCTTCTTGTTGCAAAATATTGATAAGACGCATATCATATTCGTCTCTATTTAGATTTTGAATATGCATCTTGCCTGCTTCACATCTTGAATGAATAGCTTCAATCAACTTGTGTGGGTAATTACAGGTTAGTAAGAAACGAACTGTTGCTGCGTACTTCTCCATTGTACCACGGAGCGTTCCTTGTGCCGCTGGGGATAAACCGTCAGCCTCGTCTAGGAATACATAGCGAATTTCGCCATATCCCATAGTTTCGGCAAATTTGGTAATCTTTTCACGAATAAAGTCTACACCGTTATCCTTTGATGCGTTCACTTCAAGAACGTCAAAGGGGTTAACTTTCAATTCGTTTAATAGAGCTTTAACGAGTGTGGATTTTCCTGTTCCTGGAGAACCAGACAGGAGCATATGTGGTAATGCTCCCTGCCTAATCCATTGCTCTACAAGTGTTTTTTGGTGTGCGTCCTTGAAAACGTAACCCTCAAGGCCAGGCGGACGGTATTTTTCTACCCAAAGTTCTTTCACAGAGATACCCTTTATTGTTTGTGTCAGTTTAGCACGAAGTTTTTAAGGGTGTCAAACCCACTTCGAAAAAATCTCTGTAGTTGGTTCCTCGTCCGAAACAAGAAGTACAGATTGTGGCCATTCCACACCCCATACCTTGATTTCTCTACCGTCATCTTCCTTTACTGTTAGCATCCGAGTCCAACGACCATTCTCGATCAAAATCCATTGACCTTCTTTGACTTCATCGATGCCTTCGCCTACAGAATAAACCTTTCCCCAGCGTGGACGAATACCTTCGGACTTGCCATTATCGTCTGGGATAATGATTCCGTTGACTACTCTCATTCCACGCTCAAGGTCGCTAACAAGAACCTTATTCTTTAGTGCTTTGATCTTCATGTGTTTCTTTCTTTAGTGCTTCTTCGATTTCTTTAATGGCATCAATGCCATGGTCTTTCATAAGTCTTTCTACAACAGACTTATCAACAATATATCTAACGTCGCCGACTTTACCTTCAATTTGATCCATTGTCGTTTTCGATTACGATATCGCCACTTGGCAATTCGACTTCCTTAGTCTTTTTCTCAACCTTAGGTGCTGCTTTTGCAGGCGGATCAATTGAAACATTTTCAACCTGTGGTTGTTTACCCTTCAAACCAGTGTGAACCACTGCACTTTGAACTCTGTGCTTTTCTCTAGCAATCTGATCGGCTGTTTTTGTGACTTCGCCATTTCTGCCAAGTTGATCGCCTTTTGCATTCACCTTCATATTGCCAATTGCTACGGTTTTGGCATTTTCGCGAGTCAATGCTTCCATATCAATTGTAACGCCGCGGTATGTTACATGTCTGCTCATATCTTCTTTTCCTATTTTAGATAATCACGGATATCAAGTCCGTACTTTAATGAATCAACTCTATGTACACCAATAAGATACAGAATATACGATGATACACTAGAGCCTCTGCCTACTCCCCAAACAAATTTATTTTCTCTCATGTAATCCACAAGATAGATAAACAATCTCAAAAGCATAATTAGATCCCGTTCTTCGTATAAAGAGAACTCTAATTTCACTCTATCAATTTCTTCTTGCGTTTTACATTTATCAAGTAACCACTGAAGAACATCAATTTGCTGGTAAATTTTTGGAAATATCCACTCGTCAGCACGCTGCATGTGGAATTCGTCAAATGTAAGTTTTTCCTCAGGAGGATCTAGAAAAGTGATGGTATCGGGTATAAGCTCAGATTGATACTTTTGAAACAATTTAATATCATCGTCAAATGTAACATTGAGGTGACCGATATTCTTTCCCTGTAATACCAGTTCTCTCAGATCTTCGCTATCAAGTATGGCTTGGCCATACATGTTAACCTTTACTCCTCCACTTTTTTTGGCTTCCATTTTTCTACTTGTACAATTCTTGCTGGCTCCTTCATAACTGTAATCTTATCAACATCTTCCATGATGCGGAAAAATTCAGTCATTGGGTCAACAATTCCTTCAAATACTTCTGAACCTTCGTCTTCTTTACCTTCTTCTGGTTCGGGGCGAACAAATTCGAAGCAGAATCCATCATTGCGCATCCACCAAGGTTTTTCATCTCTAACAATACCGTCTGTGTAATATTCGGCTGTTGTAGTCGGAAGAATATATTCTCCGTCGTCAGAGTCGAAAGTGTATTTCAAAGAAGTATCGCTTCCCTTTAGTGTAATTTCCGAAACAATCAAATGTGGTTCTGCAAGCACCGATAGTTTAGAGTGAATTAATTGAATAATCAAGTCATCGCCGGGGTTACCTGGGCAGTACATCATGATGTTAGACGTTAGATTCGCCAAATATAGATCATCTTCGTTCTCTACATCGACCATCGTTACGCTTGGCAAGTTTGTGTCTAGCCAGAAGTATAATTTCTGGTATGTCATACTTGCATCATGTTCAATTGTTTCTTTTGCTTTTCCCCTCTTATTTGGTGCAATCAAATCTACCTTTAATTCCCAGTCTACCGGGGTTAGATAGCCATCCTGAATGCGAATTCCTGTAAATTCATATTCAAGTGTCATGTGACTCTTGATAATATGTCTTCCTCTTCTAATCATGTGGCACCTTAATCTTCTAGTTTTCCTAATTCGATAGGCTTATTGGAATCTGGATACTTCTTCTTATATTCATCATCCATTGTTCTTTGCATTCTAAATTTGCGTTCATCCTCAAGGGATTGAATCACTTCTTTAATGCTTCTTACTGTCGGGTCATGCCCAAGAGCTACCTGAGCATTCATATACGCATAGGCCTTGCCTAATCTTTCAATAATTTCTTCGTCGGTTAATTTACTAACATCAAGAAATGGATGCATTTGTACTCCTCGAACACTTATGTATTTATGTGTGACTTAGAAGTACCTACTTATTGTTGATAGTGCAGCCTTTTTATTCCTCAAGGTATGTGTCAACACAAATCTATATTCTTCTGCGATACTCTTATCGGCAAAAATTGCATTGTAACCGATATTCTTTTTCGGCACAACCGGCAGGTGCTCGACTTTAAAAACCTGATCCGAAAATGCATCAAAACTTGCACCAGCAACCGCTTCTTTTTTAGCACGTTCGGAAAACAAAAGAAATTGATCGTCTGTACGATTATTCTCTATATCTGATATTCTACTCTCGTCTAGCGGAACACCTAGATCGGGTGTAAGAATATATCCCTCAGTCATATGCATATTTTCGATAGTGCTGAGTGTAGCTTCTTCGTAGAAATCTTTGGAGAAATAAAGTCTATCTCCGTTGACAATATATATTGTCTCTCCACGAAGGTCTATTAGCTGATCGACAAACTCAACACGAAAAGGCCAGGGTTTTCCGCCCTCGCCTAAAGCATTTACCATATTGCCTACCATCTCATAGTAAGCTCTGAATTCTGGACTTAGTTTTAGATACTTGAATGTCCTAAACTCATCCGTATATAATTCACGTCTCATCCGTTTCTTCTAGCTCGTGAATAGTGAACCAACGCTTTGGCCACATTTTCACTTGCCTAGATGTTGTGTCAATGGATAGCCTAAATTGCAAGGCATCCATTTCGTCTTTGAAGCAGAAATATCCTCTCAAAACAAACCCATTGTCAAACAATGATTGAATTATCATGTTGACATTCACACCGTTGAAACCAGGTGTTGTAATAACCTGTGGTTCCGGTCGGGTATTTGTCTGCTCGTATTCAAGTGGGCTATAACCCCACGTGCCGTGTATTTCCTTGTAGGCACGACGAGTTAATTTTCGATACGAAGTTTGCGCATCGGAATCGGGAATATCACCTCCATACTCGACCCGGACCACATATGGATCCTTAAAGAAAATCTTGGTACGAGTATGGAGTTTCTTTGTCATAGATAGGTATGATGACGACGATGGAATGCAGTCAAATCATCCTTTTCCGAGAAGCGAATCAGGATATATTGCCCACAGTCAATCTCTGTGTAAAGGCCCTTCACTTGTTCAAACCCAGCCTGGAACTCGTCTTGACGACGATAAAAGGTTGTGGGATGAAGCTTTACCGTCAGCCAGTCTGACGTATAACGCTCAACGCGAATAGGGTCTCCGGTGAGACATTTTCCCTGCTGCTTCATTTTGACTCCTAGTTGATGAAAGCTACCCATCTTTCAAAGACGGCTGTTCTTACCTCTCCGGGGTCATCCGAGAGTTTATATTGTTTACCAATGATGTCCATTTGTTTACGCATTGAAATCGTATAAATGGCACCACTCATAGTTCGAATTTCGATGAGAGCGTCTCCCTTCAGTTTGTCTACTACCTGTTCCTCGCTATCTCTAGCAAGGTTCATAGATTCGACAGACCGTAGGGAGACTACAGTGTTGTCTTCAGCAATCACAAAGGATGGCTGGAACACTGACATTACAGCAGGCTCAGGTACAGGGACGCTTCAGCATCGAAGTCGGGACGGAAAACGTACACCTTGCGGGTGATCGCCTTGCCCTGCTTCAGGCTCTTCAGCACACGACCTTCCATCGTCCACTTGTCTTCGCCTTTGCCGACGTTCGCGTTCAGCCAGTTGACGATCTTGTAGAAATGTTCACGATCGCGGATCGTGACTGCGAAGGTATGAGCAGCGTTCTGTTCCTTCAGGTTCACCGGAGGAGCCTTGGGGGTAGTTTGCTTGGCCATATTACTCTTTCTGTAAGTTAGGGGGTTGTTGAGTCTTTATTTTACGTTAGACACAGATCTAGGTCAACTGGCTATTACCACCACTTTATCGCTTTACAGAGTTTGCATTCATATGCATCGTCATTGTGCCCATGCCCTGCATACCGCCAACCTTGGTTATGAGGACATTTTCCTTGCAGGAGTAATAAAGTTTGTTCTTCCTTTGATGGAGTTAGAATTCTATCCATCTCGTCATCATCTAAATCCATAGGGGATATCCACACATTTTACATTGATACTTGATATCATCTCCGTATCTATTTACAAAGATATATCCATCGCTGTGAGGGCACTTGCCTTGCAATTTGAGGACGGTCTGCTCCTCCAACGAAGGAGCAAATAACTTCTTATCCTCTTTCTTGATTTGCTTCTCTTGCGACAATTTTGACACCTGCTTCTTCCAGCATCTCGGTTGCTACCAACATATCCTCTTGCCAACGCTCGGGCATCTTATCAGCTGTAAATTTTTCGTCGACAACGAGTGTCCTGATACCGCGTTGAATGATTGATTGGGCGCAATTAGTGCAAGGCGAAAATGTCACAAACATGACACAATCGCTTAGGTCTGCCTTGTACGCAAGGTCCATGGCGTTACGCTCTGCATGGCAAAACCACTTATATTTGTAGGGTCTTTCATGGCGCTCCGCTACTGTGTCGTCAATGCCCATGGGCATGCCGTTAAATCCCCACGAAACTGGTTTACCCTCGTGAGTAGTGATAACCGCACCTACTTTTGTAGATTCATCTTTTGACCAGGAGGCAACATCATGCGCCATTTTGAGCAGACGACCTGCCCATTTTTCATTTGTTACATCCATTATCTACTTAAATTCTCTCTAGTAATGATTTGGCCAAGTTCCTCGCCAAGATCTTCCTTATCTGTGATAATGTAGACATTTTCGTGACTGCGGTCCGTGTTTGGGTCGTAATGACGAACGGTGATAACTTTTCCGCCAGTTGCACTTGTAACAGTAAAATTGAAAGTTGCCGGGACTGTGTTTGAGCCCATGGATTTCGAAGCAATTGTATTTCCGTGCCTTGTATAGCCAACTGGATATGGTGCCGGCATTGGAGAATCTTCTCCACGAGATTTATTCTCGCTTTCCATAATCCATCTTAGCACATCTTTCATTGCTTCTCTAAATAACTTACCTAACGACATATTGTCCCCATTTTAGTTTGAATACTAACAAAGTCTCTGAATCCTTGAATGCATATAGCCTATCTTCGACGCCATAGGAATAACTAAACCAGTGCTTGAACCTAAGTCCAAGGGTTTCGCTGCACCATTTGAAAATTTCATCATCGACACTATCATTTTGTCGAATTTTCAATTTTACCTGGCAAGGCCATACTTCGTGTTTTAGCTTTCTCACATCCAAGTCAGTTTAAAAAGTGTTGCGTCTTCATCCTCGCGAATCCATACTGTGTGCATAGGATCGCCGGAATTGAATCTGAAGGTGCAATCGTATTTGCCCTTCATATTCTTTCTCATCCATTTTTCAAAATCTTTATTATCGTCGGCATAAACCCAGCAGTGCCAGCCGACAATTTCCTCGTTGAATTCTTTTTCTGGTTCGCCCTCTTTACGCAAGACTGGAGGCACAAGCCTCCATCCGTCCTCATAACGCCAGTGATGAACTTTCATATACCTATTAATTTCTTAATTACAAGATATTCTTCCCACGCTTCCTTAAGAGCAGGATGTTTATCGAGTTGCTCTTGCGTTGGAGCCATATGTTTTGGTTCAATATGGGTTGCATCCTTAGAGAACGCGGTCCAATTTGTGCCCGTCCAAATATAACCTTGATAGGTCTTGTTGTCAAGATAACAATCGCCTATCAGGGGATTTTTTGGCATTGAGGAATGCCAGTTTATTCCTGTAGCCATGGCATCAACATATGCTTTTGTTACGGACATGTTAATTCAAAGAGGAGTGCATGCTCTGAATTAGCAAATGAAATCTCAAGGCAATCAAAAGTATTGGTAGGGGCAATGTCCCAATTCCACATTTCCCCTTGCTTACCAACATTTTCTTCTAACCAGGGACGATAACGTTCGTTAGGTTCCCTGTTGTCATTTGGATACATAAATTTCCGATGCAGTATTTTAGCAATCTTCATTTTTGAATCCATTCTTGTCTCAAAAAGGCGTGTTCGTACCTCGATTAACTTTTGAGTTTCAGTTAGAAAACCCCAAAGGCTACCCTCTAGGTCATAATCTCCACAGCACGGGCATCTCCACGGATGAGTTTGCGTTTTGCTATTCATCCTGCCGATGAGCATGCATCTATTGCAGACTGGAGGTCCGAGACCCATTGGTTGTACGCCTATAATTTCCTGTGCTATCAACGTAGGGATAACCCTACGTATCATTGGCATTACTATTTTACGAAAATCAGAGATCGCCTTCGCGTCTATTTTCGGAGTGCCAGACTGAGAATTTTCCACCGGGATACCTTGCTTCAAGCTTTCTTACATTCTCAGCAATAACCTCATTTGGGTCCAAGCCAAGGCCAATGCATGCATTCATCCAATACCAGGCAATATCGCCTAGTTCACGCTTCATATGAAAAACGTTATCCTCGTTATACTCTTTACCGTGGAAAACAATCTTCTTAACAATCTCGTCAAACTCGCCACCTTCACTTGCCAGTCCGATACCAGCAGTCAGCATGCGAGGAACATCCATACCAGCTGCATCGAGTTCTCTAACTCGTGCAATAAATGTTTCCAAATCGGTGCTTGCCTTACTTGTTACACCATCAACGAATTCGCCATACTTGTTTAGATCAATATTCTTGTCGCTCATTTTTATTCCTTAGACATACGTCTCGTTTTTGACGCATTTCACTATTTTATAGAATTTCGTGAATCTGTCAAGGGAATGAGTGCCTGGTTTTTGTCTTCCGTAAAACGAATGTTGACTCTTTTCCAGAACATCGATTCTTTCGCAATCGGGATCTAGACGAGCCTTCAGTATATCAAATGAATGAATTGTTGCAACAGGTGAACTACTGGAAAAACTATATGGAAAATCAACAATATAAGATGTTGTTGAATTTGCAACCATCAGTTTAAAATTATCACTGTCGGCATTAGCATCATGAAATAATGCAGTAGCTTCTAATTCATCAATTTCTACCAATTTTATTTTTAGTTTAGGAACAGCATGCACTGAAACATACTTAATCATTCCGCGTGTGGAATAATATCGTCCTGTATGAGTCGGAGATGTTGTAAAAATTGCTCCTGCTGCAATCCTTTCGTTAAGATATGCAGCCGACGCTTCTTTTGTAATCGGTTCCGGAGAACGACTTACAATCTTGAGAATTTTTGTGTCTGATTGGTAGTAGAATTTTTGTGGGTCGATTTCAACAATCTGCCTACGCAGGAAAACCTGTGGCTTCGCATAGGCGTCTTTATAATTTTCAACCGACGGACCGTACAATGATAATGTCCCACGATAGATTCCTTGTAGGCCATTTTGCATAATTACGGTGTCACCAATTTCAACATCCTTGATGCTTACCTTGCCTTCAATTAGCTCGGTATTCTTAATAGCATCAATATACGATTGCGAACTTGTTGGAACCAAGGTCATTTTTGTTTGGGAATCTTCACGTGCCCAAACACACCGTTCTTGAATTAGGCCTTCTGTGATTCCAGTAACATGAAGGATCTTTTCGAGATTATCAGTTGAAATTCTCACAAGGAAGCCACGCGGGTCAATAACCAGCCAAGTTTGGTCCAAAGACCCAAAATTCTTTCGGTCCGCCTTATATAAGGTAAATCCCGGCAGCGGTATATTATCGTATTCCGCCAGCGATTTGTACTTGTGCGTTAAACCTTCTAGCTTTTTCTTCTCGTTGGCAGATTCACCAAACGGTACAACTTCAGCCTCGGGTAAATCGTATTTTGTCTTCGATGGGTCAAATCCTGCGTAAATTTGTTTTGAGATATTGAGCATTATTTAGAAAGTTTTAGTAATAGTTGGTATTCTTCCCACGCTCGTTGTACAGACGGATTATTCGCTCTGATTTTCTCTTCTTCTTTGAGTTGCTGGCATTTCAGCATATCATCTCTAAAATCATAGAGACCTTGCCTGCCATAGAAGCGCATTTCAGCAGTGATATCTTGTTTACCATAGACAGCCATGGTGTTGACACCAAAGCCACCAAGAGGTATAGTCTCGACGTTGACGTCAAGCTTTATAAGATACCCGTATGCTGAAAATGCAGTAGTTAAATCGTCAAGATTGCTCATTTTCACCCGTCAGCTCTCGAATTCTGCGACGGATGTTTAGTCGTAGAACTTCGAATTGCTTTTGCTCTTCAACTGTGGGAGCATCCCTGAGCATCATTGTATAATTTCTGTCAAGGATTTTCACATCGTCGAGGCCGGAGTGCTTGATGATAACAAGTCGTTGTGTAATTTCTTGTTGGTCTAACATAATTTTCTCCTCTGTCGTGTCTACAGTGGTATTTATGTTACAGTCCGAATTGGATCCTAAACATTAGGGCATCTTCGGAACTTTCGAAACCAAACTTGTTTCCGCTAAGCATTGTCCAGCGTCCTTCTAAATTAGCGACGCACCACATAACAATGCCTTTTTTGGCAATATCGTGATATGGAAGATTTATGCTGGTAAAAGTCCAGGACTTCTCTTTGTCCATGATAAGCTTGTTCATGGGCACATATAGGTCATTGTCTTGCATATAATCTCCTGCTAATTACAGGCATTATAGCAAGTTTTTATAACTCTGTCAAGAATCGTGTACACTTATGCCGTGAATGGCTTCCAGTTATCTTTATGATACTGGAGCCTATTGGCAATAATATACATTGCGATAGGATTATGACCTAGACCAAGATGGCTTGCACCCGGAACTTCAATATTTTCAGAGAACGGACCTTCCTCTTCAATAGAACATTTCCAGTGAACAACACCGTCAGTTCTGCTATAAAGAGAAGTAAAAGGAACGGGAGGAGCAATGCTAATTTTTCGCAAGATATCTGGGTCCCTATGACTCTTATCTTTACTTAAAATTTCATAAAGAAGAGTTGCATTGGTTCCTGCTGCATCGCCCTTAAAAGGTGTGCCCAACGTGATTACCTGGCGCACAAGTTCTGGACAATGTTTGGCAATTTCTCTACTATAGATTCCGCCAAGACTCCAACCGATCAAAGTAACTTGCTTTCCCTGATGTTCGTCTGAAATAAATTTCACACGATCGACAAGATTGGTAAGCAATTTATCTAAACCTCCACGTGGGCCGACATTGAGTCCTAACCCCCACGGATATGTTGTATAACCCTTTTCGGATAAAAAATCCCGGAGGTACCGCGTTGAACTATCCGAGGTACCTAATCCGGGAAGAACCATTACCGGGTGTCCGTCCCCGGCTGGTGAAACATGTTTTAAAGGCATTGAGAGCATCCACGCAAGTCCATATTCGTAAATACCCCTGATTGCCTCCAAACCTAGTAGAAGTTTAGATGGGGTTTCAGTATCCATAAATATCCTGTTTATAACAGTATTTATTAGAAACCTACTGAATTCCCGCATCCACAAGAAGTTTTTTGGTTAGGATTATTAAAGACGAAATTTTCGCCCATAATATCCTTCTTGAAGTCAATCTCCGCCTCTTCTAGATACATCATACTCATTGAATCCACAATAAGTGTATATCCGTCGGCCAATGGAATTTCCAAGTCATCTTCTTCCTTCTGTTTTTCAACTTGGAAATAGTACTGGAATCCATTACATCCTCCGCCTTGTAGTCCAAAGCGAAGGAGTGAAGATTTTTCATCGATTAGTACATCGATAATTTTTTCTTTTGCTGTTTCGGTAATCTTGATCATACACGCTTTTCCACGATCTGATCTGCCAACCCGAGCTCGAGTGCTTGCGGTGCAGTCAGCCACTTATCTCTATCCAACAGTTCAACGAATCTCTCGTATGGAACACCTCTGGAATTATGCTTGACGTACAATTCGGTCATTTCCTTCTTGATACGCAGACTCTCCATAAGGTCAATTTCCATATCCGAGACCTTACCACGTGTTCCAGACGACGGCTGGTGAATCATGGTAATAGCCCTTGGGAGAAGATAGCGGTGTCCTGGTTCGCCAGCTTGTGCAATAAACGAACCCATACTTGCAGCCATACCAGTCACATAGGTGTGAACCGGGCATTTGATGTATTGCATTACATCATAAACCGCGAGACCGTCGTAAACACTGCCTCCCGGACTATTTATGTACATGCTGATGGGTGCCTCGGGATTTTCTGCCTCCAGGAACAGAAGCTGTGCAACCATAATATTGCACATGTTGGTTTCAACTTCTCCAGTGAAGAACACAACTCGTTCCTTCATCATTCTGGAGTACAGATCGTAGGAACGTTCACCACGCGGGGACTGTTCAACTACCATCGGAATCAAAGCGTTTTGCATTTTTCTGTTTCCTTGATAAATATTGATATGAAATTAAAAGACATTCTTAACGAAAGCGCCACTGACGTTGTAGCTCGCTTCTACAAAGAAGCTGGAAAAGACTATGACCGATTCTACAATCCCGAAGATGTCAAGTATAAGGATAAGACCCAAGAATACTACGACGAACACTTCAAAGAATGGTTTGCAGAGGGTACAGTTCCAGTTTTTGAGAAGCCAGTAGACAAGCCACAGCCCGAGTACACTGTACAGCCTAAGCAGGGCAAATTGCAATCTCCAGGTTACCGTGGTTTACAATATGCATTGGCAGCGGCCGGCCTTCCTTACAATCACGACGTTCAGCAATACCATTCAGATCCTAATAGGATTATTGCACAGCAAACTATGGATGGTGCCAGAAACAATAACGGTCAATAACCGCGAAGTCTCCTAAAAGAGAGATCTTCTAGTCTCTCTTTTGTAAATTCAAACAATTCCAAATCGTCGTCTCGATAGATTTTCTGTAAATCTATCATCCTCGAGTTTACATTCCATTTGTACGGATCTAAACATTCGTCGACGTCGTCCCATATCGATCTATAACGTATGTTACCTGTTTTTGTATCAAAGTAAGATTTTCTCTTACCTCCTGCGTAACAAAGTAACTTTGTACCATTACGCAAAATTCCGTACATTACTGGTCCTCAAGCGCCTTGTAGATACTTGCCATCAAATCCGGATCAAAATTATCAGCTGTTTCGTCAAACCAGTGAGTATTCTTCATAGCCCACTGCCAATAGCTGTGAGGGATTTGTGTCATCAATTCGCCCTTATGCTTACCGAACGGCATGCGTTCATAGATAAT